ATGACTGCCATCAGAGGGGACATTCACCCACCGAGGTGGAGTGAGCCGAAACAGCTTTGGATCGCGGAGATCGACCTCGGGGTCGGCCCGAATGGTCGCAGGAATCGTATCGCTTGCACCTCCCGGAATCGGGACACGGCGATCGCTAAGCGGCGGGCCAAGCTCATGGAAATTGAGGACGGGACGTACATCCCCGGGCAGAAGCCGAAGGGGGGAGCGTGGATGCAGCACTGGTGCGACACGATCGCGCACGAGCGGGTGAAGCCACGAGTGCTGGCGAACTACCGGAGCTTCCTGAAGGTCCACATTCGTCCGTCGATTGGGGAGCGCCGCCTCGACAAGCTCACCGTCGATGACGTGCGCCGGCTCCATGCCGACATTAGAGATAAGGGGCTTTCAGATCGGATGGTCCAGGAGGTTCACGCAACCTTATCGAAGTGCCTCAAGGATGCTGTGCGTGAGGGGGTGCTGGATAAGAATCCCTGCGACCGAATGGATCGCCCCCGTGCCCGCATGGAGCCACGAGGATCATTCTCCCGAGTTGAGGCGCAGGCGATTTTGGCGACGGCTCGTGGTGATGGGCCGAAGATGTACTCCCGGTGGTTGGCGTCGCTGGTGTTGGGTGCGCGGCAGGCTGAGCTTCTGGGGTTGGAGTGGGATCGCGTGGACTTGGATTCGGGTCTGGTGGATTTGTCGTGGCAGGTGCAGCGGTTGCCGTGGCGTCATGGGCATGGATGCGCGTGTGGTGATGGTGTGATGCCGGAGCGGTGTCGTCATCGTGAGCCGGATGTGCCGGGGTGGATGGAGGTGCGGCACGCGTACCGGGGTGAGTGGTTCACGAGGCCGAAGACGTCGGCGTCGGTACGCGCTGTGCCGTTGCCGGGGCCACTGTGGGACGCGTTGCGGGAGTGGAAGACTGCGGCGCCGGCGACGACCCTTGGGTTGGTGTGGCCGGATGAGTGTGGTCAGCCGGAGAATCCGAAGGTGGATCGTGCGGCGTGGAAGGATTTGTGTGTGCGGGCTGGGGTGCGGCCGCTCACCCTGCACAGCACTCGCCACACGATGGTGACCCTGCTGCTCGAGGCGGGTGTGTCGCCGGAGGTTATCCGCCAGTTGGCGGGCCATTCGACGATCTTGTCCACCCGGAACTACATGCACTTGGGTCAGGATGCGGCACGTCAGGCGCTGTCGGTGTTGGGCGGGTACGCGCCAAGCAGTTAGCCATCGCTGGTACCGTACTGTCAGTGGCTATTCTCCCTATATACATCTGCGGTGAGACGCTGTTGCAGACGCCGACGACTCCAGTCGGTAACCCCAAGAGTGTTCGTGGTTTGGTGGATGACCTTCACGAAACCCTTGCCAGCATCCCCCAGGGCACATCCCTGACCGCCAATCAGGTCGGCATCGGGCTCAGCGTCTTCGCCTACCACTGCCCCGACGTAGAAGGCCCCCATGGCACGAGGAAGACGGCAGAAGAGATCGACATCCAAGGCGGGCCCCGCCGCAAGGGGCACGTGATCAACCCCACTATCGAAACCTCACAGATTCCCGAGACAATGCCGAATGAGGTGGCTGACCGAGAGACATGTCTATCCATGCCCGGTCTCGTGATGCCACGAGGACGCGCCGACTGGGCTCGAGTCACCGGAATCGATACCAGCGGTGACACAGTCATCGTCGAGGGGTACGGGTTCTTCGCCCGGTGCTTGCAGCACTCCGTCGAGCATCTGCACGGGCGCCTTTTCATCGACAACCTCGTCGGTCACTACCGCCGTGACGCGAAGCGGGAGGTCAAGAGACGGCAATGGACGATACCCGGCCGGACGTGGCGCCCCGACTAGTAGCTGCGGAAGCGGTACCAGACGGTTCCTGGGGCACCTGCCCGTCCGGGTTTGCCTGCACCGAAGATGCCGCCCGAACCGGGTCCACCACCTCCACCGGGAGTTTTTCCGTCAGTGTCAGTCCCCGCGGTTCCGCCGCCAGTGAATGTGGTGGTGTCTTTGACCGATCCTGTGGTGGGGGTGAACACGGTGGACCCGGGGGATGCTCCACCACCGCCGGCGTAACCGGAGCCTCCTGCCCCACCGGCGGCGGTGAGAGTTGTGGTGCCGATGGTGACTGTCGTGTCGCCGCCGCGTCGACCGTCGGTTTCCTTGCCCACCTGTGCGCCGCCCTGGCCGATAGTGATCGTCATGGACTGCCCGGGGGCGACGGGGTGGGATTGCGATGCGAAGGTGCCGGCTTCCCCGCCGTCTCCTTTGAGTGGTGCGGTGCCGCTCCCCCCTGACCCGGAGCCGCCTCCGCCAAGGGCCACAATGTCCACGTAGGTGGCCCATGTGGGCACTGCGATTGTTGTGGACTGATTGGTCTGTGACCAGTTGTGCAGTCGCCGCCACACCTCAATATTGCCGGCGAAAACTTGCTCGATGGCAGTGCTACCGACCCGAACATCCGTGACATCCCTGCTACTCGCATTGAGCCCCATTATGCGCCCCCGGTGACCAGGTAGATGGTGCCGGCAACCGGGTTGGCGGGCATCATCGACACCACCAGGATCTTCGACGCATCCAGCTTCGCACCGAGCGCAGCATCCAGGCCTGCAACCTGATCTGCGGTATGCGTGTGGACTGTAGGCGCTTTGCCGTCCAGCGCACCTTGCAGCCCGGTCACTTCCGTCACCGTGTGCGTGTGCGTCTTGTCGGCCTTCTGCCCGATGGCGGCGTTCAGCGTGTCCGTGATCGTGCGGTTCTCCTGGGCGTACTCCGCGACCTCGCGGATAGTGTTCAGGTCCTCGGGTGCCCCGTCAACCACGGCGGCGATCTGGGAGGTGACCTCCTGGCGGATCACGTCAGTGTCCACCGAATCCGCGGCGGCCTGCGCCCTATCCGCCTGTGTTTTGGCTCGATCCGCCTGGGTCGTAGCGGTGGTTGCGGCCGTGTCAGCCCTGTCAGCCGCCGACCACGCCTGACTCCGTGCCTGCCCTGTCGCCACCCGGTCAGCGGCCGTCGCCACCCGATCCGCGGCCGTGGCCGTCGCATCCGCCGTCGTCTTCACCCTATCCGCGGCAGTCGCCGAAGCATCCGCCGCGGCCGCAGTCGCCGAAGCATCAGCCGCAGTCGCCCGAGCGTCAGCCCGGTCAGCCTCCGCCCTAGCCGCCGCCGCAGACTCAGACGCGTCACCGAGCTCGGCGGCAAGCGCATCCTTCACCGACTGGGCGGCAGCCTCCGCCTCCGCAGCAACCACATCATCCAGCGGCAGGCGTGAGAGTTCACGGGTGCCTGACTCGTCTGTCACCATGACCACGAGATCCGTCCCCTCCACCAGCACATCCGAGATGGATGTGCCGGCGGGGCCACGCACAATCCCATCCGGCGCATTCGGTGCCGGCGCCACCAGCGTCAGATCCACCTCACCCCCGGGCACCGCCTCAAACTGGATCGCAGGAAGCTTGAATGCCCACCCTCCCGCCTGCATCTCCGAGAATGTGGCCTTGTAGACGATGGTCTCCGGGTTCATGCCCTGTCCGCCAGCCACCACACGGATGCCCTCCACACCCCGGTACCTGATCTTCCCGTTCTGGATGCGGGCTTCCATCGACTGTAGGGGGACGGTGACTAGCGCACCGCCCTCGTACATCGTCACCGCACCAGTGCTGAGCACGGGCGTGAGTGTCACCTTGCCCTGCACCGCAACCTTGTCCGGGTCCGTGTCGTCGTCCGCACCATCAGCCCGGTACGCGGCCAGTGCCCTCTTGATCGTGCAAAACTCAACCATTGATTACCTCGCTCAGGTCTAGGGCCGAATCGGGCTCGGCCATGAAAGTTGTGGTCGGCAAGCGCAATCTCGTCCCGCCCACCTTGATGTCCCACGCGGCGCGCCACCGGATACCAGCCAGCAGTCGGATCGCAGGGGCACCACGCCACGTCAAAACCCCGTCCACAATCGGCACGACCACGGGAACACCCACCACCGTCACATCATCAACCACTGTCGTCACCGTGCCAGCAGGACTGAGTGACACACTGCCCTGCACCAACACAGAATCCGGGTCAAAACCCCCATCAGGTCCATCATGAACGAACGCCACTAGCCGGTGCACAACCGTACAAAACTCGGACATTGGGACCACCTCAGTTCAGGCAAATAGCAGTGACGGACGACTTAAACCCACTCGGTGGTTGCCCGCCCGGGTAAGACAGTCTGACGGTGAGCGCGTCAGTGTCGGAGAAAATGTCCGCGACCGTGAGAGAAAGGGTTTTCACATTATCGTCCTGTGCAGGTTTCGCAACCGCCGTCCAGACAGTCGCATTACCAAATCCTGGAACAGTTAACTGCCGACGCCAAATCTCGGCGAACAATCTCGAGTACTTGTCGTACTCGTATACTCCGTAAGACCAGTACTGGATCAGCCAAAGACCAGGCCTCGAAAACCGTATCTCACCCACCGTATCAACGGTATCAACTCCCCAATCCGAGGCAGGGACCACACTAAACGTCGCATTCTTCGACGGACCATTCACCTCCTCCTCACTAAGCATGTGATTTGAAGTACCAGCGGGTACAGCGTTCAGCTTCGTCTTCACCGAAATATACCCATTGATCCCCTCCAACCCAGTCAAATCATCCTTCCGCACCATCGCCCCAGACAAGACCGCGTACAAGTCAGGGCGCATGCCATGACAATCAGCACGCGTCTGCGAATTAACATCCACCTGATCCACTAGAACCCCCCATTCGTCGGCTGGGCCATGATAGTCAACCCACAATTCTCACGGCCCGACTTCCACGCCCCAATCGTCCCATCAGCCTTCACCAGCACCACATAAATCGTCGTCGCAGTGTTCGCCTTCACCACACCATAAGCCGACGACGGTGTCACAGTCTGCGCCCACGACGGTTGGATCACCGTCGGATCCTCCCACCTCTGCAACGGTTTCCCACGCCCATAACCAATCACATCACCCTGCTGCGCATTCCCCACACGTACCTCAACATCAACCCGATAACCCAACGGGGTTTCCAACTCCACCAGGCCGCCAACAACAATTGGCCGCCAATCAAAAGGCAATGCTGGCACAGTCATCGTCGCCACCACCTGCGAAGCCCACGACCCCGACTGGATCAAATTCACATTCGCCACGGAAAAATCATTCGGTCCCAAAGCCCACGGACCCACCGGCGACAACGTGGACCCCGGCCGCCACACTGCCCCATCCCACACCAATGAATCCCCCACATTCGGGGCCACCGACAAATCAACATCATCCGCGGACCCCAACGGGCCCATATCACCAGACTCGCCCTTCTCCCCCTGGATACCCCGCGGGCCCTGCGGCAACTCGAAATCAAGGACAGTGACAGTGTCAGTCGACGCCGCCTCATTGACAGTGACTTTCGCCTCCGAACCGTTGACCACCTCCCCCACCTGGACTGTTGCAGTCTCCCCCGGTTCACCGCGCAGACCAATGAAATCGGGGATCTCGAAAAAGTCCTCCCCGTCCCAGATCCACACGCTTTTGCTCACCGTGTCCGCCCACGCGCACCCGCGGTCCACGGCGGTCAGGTCCCCGGGCAGTTCTGACGGGTCAGTGATCAACCCCGTCCACCACACCTGCGGGCCCGGTGCACCGTCTTTCCCGGGCTCCCCCTTCTTCCCGCGGGGGAGCTCCAGGCTTGCCCCCGCCGGTGTGACCTGGATCAGTGCGCGCTGGGTGGCTTGTACGTCCTCAAGGTCGACGAACTCCAGTTTGAGGCTGGTGGTGAGGTCTTTCAGTGTGGCCATGATGCTCCTCGTGTCAGGGTGTCACGGGGAGTATGGCAGGCATGCCCGGTTGTCGAGATGGGTTTTCGGCACCCCCAGTGCGGCTAAGCGTTGGTTTCGCCCATAATTAGTCTGATGTATGACCGAACATAAGGAGATAAGAACATGAGCAATCAACAGCCATGGACGCCACGCCAAGACATGCAAGCGAGACAGGCGGGACCAGCAGGGAAAGACCCCTTCTTCATCATGGAAATCACCGGCAACCTCGTAGCGGCACTCGGAGCGCTCGGGGTCGTCGTAGGGATCTTCGGGCTGGGAGACGGCGACGGAGCAGCTGCCGCCATTATTGCGGGGGCGGCATCGTTCGCCACCCTCGGACTCATCCTCGTAGCACTCTGCAAAATCGGCTCCGGACTCTGGAAAGCAGGGCGCATCAAATAAGAGTCGGATGTGGCCCCCACCGTCCGGAGACAGTGGGGGCCGTGTGGGGAGCGTCAGGGGGGGTGCGCCGGTCACAGATCAGGGGTCCCGGCGGCGCTCAACCCACGGGATCATCGTAGCGGGAGGGCGGGCCATGTCTGTGTGATGTATGTCACTCACGATTCTTCGTACTAAAGCTTGCGTAGTACTAACTGCGGTGTAGTATGAGTGTCAGACACAGAGGGAAAGGCCCTCCCGAGAAAGGACACCATGACCGACATCACCGCCACCATCCAGACCAAGATCGCCGACGAGCTCGCCACCGCTCTCCTCTCCTCCGCCCGAGCCCAGGTCGCCACAGCGCAGGCAGAGGCCGCAGAGGATGCCGGGGACGACACCACTGCCGCCGCCCACGAAGAGCGCATGCTGTCCGCGAACACGGCAGCCTCCGAGGCCCGCCGCCGCGCCGAGCTGGTCATCGAGACCGCACAGGCCTGCGGCGTCCACGTCGGTGACGCCCTGCGCATCGCAGCCGAGACGGAAGCCCTCGACCAGCCCGCCGGGGCCGGCAAGACCATCCGCGACGCCGTCGCCGAGCTTGAGGACCAGGCCCGCGCCATCCGCAGCGGCAAGTAGACCTACCCCCTGCACTGGCCGCGAGGCGCACTGCACCACCTGAAAGGACCATCACCATGGCACACTCCATCCCCACCCCCACCGAGACCGTCGTGCTCGCCGCCTACCGCCTGGTCAATACTCGCCGCGCCCTCGACGAGGCGGCCACGGCTGCCGCAGCAGCGAAAGCGGACGCCGACCTGTCCACTGCCGAGAAAGTGGACGCCACCCACCGGCGCACCGTCGCCGAGTCCGACTGGGCCGACGCCCACGGCTGCTACTGGCACGCCACCACCCGCGAGCACATCGACGCTGGCATTCTCGCCGACCTTGACGCGGCCGTCCGACACCCGGAGCACCCCAGGATGCTCACCGCCGCCGCCAAGGCTGCCCGTCAGGCGGTGGCATGATGACCGACCTGCCCCTCGACCTGGACCTCATGCCAGACACCATCTCCGACCGGGACGACATCGTGCCGAAGATCCGCTCAGCCCTGGCAGACGCCCCGGCGCACACCACCGTGGACCTCCCCGGCGTCCGACTGGACCTGGATTTCTGCGCCTATCCTGACGGCACACCGATCTGGGACAAGCCCCTCAACGGGAAGCTGGGAGGGGTGCGGGCCACCCGCGCTGACGGGGAGGTCCTGGACCTCACCATCGACGGGCAGACGTGGGACGAGCTTGCCGACGCCCTGGTGGATTTCATGGAGGACTGGCCTGCCATCCTCGGCTCACGGCTCACCGTCGCCAGGGACGCTGCGAGACGCCGGAAGCGGCTCGCCGACGAGCTGAATCTTGCCAGACATGCGGAGCGGGAGGCGGTCATCGCCGCACACAAAGCCGGTGCCACCGCCTACCGACTGTCGAAGATCACCGGCATGTCGCAGGTGACCATCGGCACGTGGACGCGAAAAAAGGCCCCCCAGTCCGAAGACTAGGGGGCCGACCCCACGCGAGTGGGGAGCAGATCCGTCCTGACAAGGACACCGGATCATCCCCACCGGGGTGGGGAGCTGATTAGGAGACTACCGCGGTCACAGGTCACCCTCAATCTCCGACGGGGCGCCAGACCGGTGCTCCGGGTGCACCCCCAGCAGGTGACGGATGAAAGCCAGTGCACTAGCCCACTAGAATTCCAACACCATAGGTCACCGCCAAGCCAATTGCTCCACCGAGAACCAGTCTTAGAGTCGCCCTTCCTGTTGACGTTCCAGCCAGTTTCGCCGACGTAAAGCCGGTAACAGCCAGTGCGATAAGCGTCACAACGGTCACCGCCAAAGTCTGATGGGATCCACTGGAGATCAACACGGCAAGAATCGGCAGGGCTGCGCCTAACAAGAATGACAGAGCGGAAGCAATAGCAGCGACCCACGGATTTATAAGGTCTCCGCGATCAATACCAAGCTCCAACTTCAGATGCACACTAAGAGGATCCCCCTGCTCGATTTCAGTCGCAGCTTTTCTTGCTGTTTCTTGTGTCATTCCGTAACCGCTGAGCATTTGCACAAGCTCCTCATGCTCCGAAGACGGCATGTTTTTCAGCTCTGATACTTCTTTGGATATGAGGTGCTTCTCGGAGTCTCGCTGGGCAGATACGGAAACGTATTCCCCAAGTGACATCGACACCGCTCCAGCGATCGTAGATGCAACTCCGGCGGTGATGATGACCGTATTACTCGCCCCTGCGCCGACCATGCCGAGCAGAAGAGCAGACACTGACACTATGCCGTCGTTTGCTCCGAGAACACCAGCTCGCAGCTTGTTGAGAATATTGTTTTCGTCTGTGCCATGTTCTTCGCCTTGATGGCTTGCAGGTTTCACGCTGTCAGATTACGTGAATACCCATGATGGTTTCCACGTCGGTTAGCCAACCCATTCTCAGTTCTTCAATTGCGGAGAATCAGAAGAGGTCCCCGCCCATGACACAGGATGGGGATCAGTTTTATCTCGGCCGTCTCGCGGCGTCCACGTCGGGGCGGATCAGATCAGGGACCGGGGGGAGCCACGCCGGCCTCTCAGGCCCAAGGTGCTCGTCTGCCGCGTCCTCCCGCTCCGCAATGTGCGACACGGCCACACCGTGACGGCCGGTGATTTCCGTCAGCCGTGCATCCTGCACGGTAATCCGCTCATCCTGTGCGGTCACCCTGGTGCGCAGATCTCGCACCTGGTCCTCCTGAGCGTCCATTGACCGAGTGACCACACCCACCGCTTTTTCCGCAGCCTCCACGGCCACGGTTTTTGACCGCTGTAATGCGGCAATAATCCCCGCACCGAGGGTTCCTGCCGCGCCGATCAGCGCGACGATGATGGTACTAGCGTCCATACGATCACCGCCCGTACACGTAGTCCGTGCTCGCCGTGGCGGTTGCGTCGTGGTCTCCGCGCTCCTCCGCCCGGATGGCAGTGACGACAGCCTGACCGATCTGCGTGGGATCGATACTGGCAGCGGTGGTCAGTGCGTCGCGTACAGCGTCCTGCACCCGGTCTGCGACGGTGGTGGTGACCGATTCCACATCAGCCTCCGTGGCCGTCGAGTCACTGCCCTCATGGGTCTTCGACGCTGCGAGTGCGGGGGCGAGGACACCCAGCAGGATCGGCAGCCACTGGTCCACGTGGGCCATGATCTCGTCAGCCTTGATGTCGGAGAGGACTCCGGCCCAGCCGAGCACTCCGACGAGGATGGCTGCTAACCCGTAGGCGATCTTGCGGATCTGCCAGGCCTGCGGTTTCTTGATGGTCTTCTTCTCGGCCATTGTCAGGCCTCCTTCGTGTCGGTGGTGCCGGTGATGCCGAGCTTCGCGGCGATTGCGGCGAGGGTGTCGGTGCGGGTCCTGCCGCCGGTCTGCGGCCAGCCCCCGTATGGTCCTGTCACCCCGGGGTCGCCCATGTCCTGGGCGCATAGGGTTTGCAGCATTGCCCGGCAGTCGAGCAGTGCCTCCCGGTCAGAGTCTGTGAACATGTCATCCTCCTGCTTGGTTGAGGTCGGGGCGGTCGGGGGATTTGCCAGGCGCTTCCGCACCCGGTCCCGGAATCCGCCCATGTCAAAATTCGGGTCAATCTTCCGCGTGGGCGCGAACTCCTTGTGCCCGATCACCCGATCCACGGGCAGGCCGAGGTACCAGCAGATCGCCGCGCAGATCGCCGCGTAAGAATCGAGCTGCACCTCCGGCCAGTCCTGCCTCCCGTCGCCAGAATTGACCGCTTCAATGCCGATCATCTTTGCGTTGCCGACGGACTGCCATTTGTTCTCGTGACGAGTCGCAATCTTCACCTGGCCCTTTGCCCACGCCGGTGTGCGCGGCTCGTCCCCTCCTGCGTGCCAGGCGACACCTGCACCGCAGATCGTCACCACACCATCTCGTGCGAGGTGAAGCTGTGAGGACAGTCCGTTATCTAACCCAGGGTTCACGGCAATGTACTGGGCGGAGGTGTTCGCCCCGGCGGTGTGGTGGCACATGACACCGATAATGTTTGTGAAGTCGCCTTCGCCACGGTCACGCCATCCGTCAAGTTCGCGGACGGTGAGACCCCAGGCGCGGAGGAGGTCGGGGAGGAAGGTCGGGTCTCCTCGATGGTTAGGGTTGGGTGCGATTGTGTCCACCACGGGCGTCTCCTTGGGTGGTGTCGACGGCGCTGTGAATGGCGCCGTGCTGTAGACGTCGTTGATGTCGATCTGCACGCCGGACGGGCCTGGCGTGTTGTGAACGCGCTGGTAGAGCGCGGCGTATCCGGAGCCGGTCTCGCCCTGACTCCAGGACCGGGTCACCCAGCCGAGGCACCGTCCCTCGCCGAGGTCCGCGACAACTCCGTCCTCCTGCGCCCATGCGACGACGCGGGAGTGCCCGTAGATGCCCACCCGCTGGCGACCGAGGACGTCGCACGCTGCCAGGAAGTAGGCCACGGCAGTCGAGTTCCACTGATCGAGGGTGATGTCGAAGTCAACGGCGAAGAACACAGGCCACCCGGCGAGGCCCGCTGCTTTGAGTGCGTTGTCAGCCGCCAGTGCGTCAGCCCGACCCCCGGCGGCACCCCGCATGACGTCGGGGTTGCTGGCTCCGCCGTACTGCCAGGCTGCACCTATCTTCAGCCCCGCAGCACGGTAGGCGGCCGCCACAGCCTTGGTGAGCGGTTTCGCTCTCATCCACGGCTCACGAGGCGGCGACACGTAGCAGACCACACCCTCGTGCCCTGCGGCCCGGATGTCCGCGGCCCGTGGGAAGCTCGCGGAAAAATCAATCACTGTGCTCATGACCAGCACCCTCCCAGCCCCGCCCGGTTGTCGGGGGATATCACCCCTGCAGCCCCATGTCAGTGGTGATGTGCGTCAGCTTGGACAGGATCCCCACCATCCGGGTGAACGCGTTTTCCCTCACCCGTGTCTTCCCGATCTGCGGGGTGATCCGCATGTGCTCCCCCACTGAATCCCTCACGGTCACACCCGTGATGATGTCGGACACGACAGTGCCGGACAGGTGCTCCTCGAACGTGGTGCGGTCGCCGACACGCCACCCGTGCTTCCACTTCCCCGACGGGTCATGCACATCATCACCCAAGACCTTGGACACACCATCGGCAATGGTGATCTCAATGCCCTGCCCTCCCTCATCCTCCATCAACTGGCGTTCTGCAAGCTCCGAGGTGTCGAACGTGTACGCGCCCGCACTCGACGATGTGAAGGATTCCGTGGGGCCGAACGGGCCCAGTGCCGCCTTCTGCTCCACGTCCGTGCGCTGCTGGTAGGCGATCAGCGTGTCCGTCATGTTCGATTCGATCGTGCCCGCCACGGATCCGATCACCATGCTGCCCAACGGGCCGGCGAGCTCACCCAATGCTTGGATGATCGCTTGTGCAGCACTGTCGATGGCAAGGCCGATCAGCTCGTTAACCCAGTCGTCGGATTTGCCTCCGACGATTGCGGTGCGGGGCCCGGGGGTGCGGCCGGTCAGCTTGAACTGTTGCACGTCCCGGCCGTTGATGCTGAACCGGACGTGTGGTCGTTCACGGACCGGGTGCACGGACACCACAATGCCCGGCACCGTCGGCTCAAAAATCCTGCCTGTTCCCGGCCGGAGCACCGCATCTGCCCGCGCCGTGGACAGGGCAGCAAACCTTTCCAGTTTCGACCCCCCGGTCAATGGTGCCATCTTCCCCTCCGGGAATGGTTTGCCCGGCCACCACATGTCCACGTCCAACACCCAGTCATGCTTCACGATCAGGTCGTTCAACAGTTCGGGGAGCATGGTCATGCGGGCTGTCACATCCACCAGTGGAGACGTGTCCACCCCCTCCGGCAGCATGACGTAGGCGGGCGTGCCAACCCTCGCCAGATTCTCCGAGATGTAGTGGGTGGCGACGGTGTGCAGTGGGCCGATCTGGTAGTCCCGCTTCGTCTGCATTTCCAGGGCAGTACGCGTGGACGGCCATGCAGGAATGTTCAACAGTGTTTTCCAGTCGGTGAGCTCCGCCTCAATGATCTCCCTCCCCGGCCTACCACTGGCCTCGTAGGCGTCGATCTTGCCAGTCCACCACCACCCCGACCCATTGGTCGCAGACACTGGCACCACATCGGATGATGACTGCATGATCCGCTTGGCGAGCGGGTGACTGGACGGGACAGTGAGCTTGCCCGTGCCAGTGGTGAAATCCGCGGACTGATTCAACTCCACGCTCATGTACCCGCGCAGGGGGAGGCGGCGGGCATGATCATTGTCCCAGACCATGAGATCCAGCGGGTTTGTGGCTTCGAGCTGGTCTACCATGCCTGCTCCGTCCTCGGAGTGTAGGAAACCTCCACGCGGAAGGTTTCGCCCGGGTTGGTGGGCTGGATGGTGAGGGGGACACTGTTTCCCCTCTGCTGCCCGCGTGGTGGCAGTGGCTGGTGCCAGAACGCGTCGGGCATATCAGGTTGCAGGTTCACGCCAGTGGTGTCAGTGATCGACGGCCACAGTGGATCCGTGTCGACCACGTACCCGGCGTCCAGAGCCTTTTGCGCGGGGAGGGTGACAGTGTCGTCCCCCACGCCCAGGCGAACCCCGTCATGGGCTCCGGTGACCGTCCACCGCAGCCATGCGGGCTGGTCGCCACGGTTCACCAGACTGGCAGTCCTGCACGAGTCCCGGTCATAGGTGCGCTGCTCGTCGAAGGACTGCCAGTAGGACCGGTCGGTGACCCATTGCACGGTTTCGCCGATCTCCCCCACCGCCCCCGGTTTCGACGCCGTGGCCAGGTAATTCGCCTCACTCACATTGTCCGCCCGGGCGTCAATCCACCAGTACCCGGACTCCCTGCTGACAACGAACAGTCGGCACGTGTCCCTGCCCCTCCCCAAGGCTTCCCGCCACCGGGCGTGCTGTGTGCGAGCCCACGACGACGACCGCGGGTCCACCACCCACACCTGCATGCCAATCGTGCCCGTCAAATCCGTGGTTCCCCGGTGCAAGGCACCATCCATGCCCACGATCTGCTGCCAATCATGGTCAAAACTTGCACCCTGCAATCCGGTGGGGATGGATGCGAGTCGCACCGGTGACCCGGGGGCGCCGAACGCGAACCGTGTCCTGTGGTCCGCTCCGATCATGAAAAACTCAAGGTCCACGCTCATCTGAGCATCACGCCTTTCATCGCAGTGTCAAGCATTTTGCCCGCATTGTTGGCCTGCCCCTGAGCCCATGCCCGCGGGTCGGAGATGGTGACCGGCCCGTTGAACACGGCACCCGTGACGTTCTGCCCGCCGACGGCGGTGCGGGCAGCGGTGACCGGCGAGGCGATCGCATTGCCGATCATGTACGCGGCCGCATCAGTGTTCAGCCCCATCGCGTCCAGGCTGATGGACCCGCCCGTGCTGAACCCGTCCGTGCGACCCTCCATTAGGCCGGGGATGCCAGACCCGAGGAGTTGGACGGCACTGATCGCATCAATGCCCAGTCGCTTGCCCGTCTCCGCCCAAATGTCCACGGACCGGGCCCGCTTGTTCGACGACAGGGGGATGTATGCTTCCGGGCCCGCCTCCGCCCACAGGACCGCGGAACTGTCGTTGATCTGCGCGGACCGGGCAGCCCCGAGAACCCCACCATCGGCCATGGGGATCAGGTTCATTGCCCCACCCGCCAGGGATGACACGCCATCAATCACCGAGGATGCGACCATTGCTAGGGACAGTCGGTCCACACTGTTGGCAAGGTTCTGGTTGGACTGGCGGAGTTGCTCTGACGTGGCCCGCTGCCCCTCCAGTTTGCTGGTCAGCTCACCGACCTTGTCCTTCGCCTCCGCAAGGTTCCGCTCCGCCTCCTTGCGTTCCTCAACCGTTCCAGCATTTTTGACGTCGGCTTCCTTGTCAGACACATCCTGATTCGCCGCATCCAGTTCACGCTGTGTGGCCTGAATGTTCCGCTCATTGGCCTCCAGTTCCCGCTCATTCTGGGTGATCTGATCCTGGGTGGCAGCCCGATCGGCGTCAGTGACCATGCCGAACGGGCCCGTGCCCTCCAAACGGTGCGAAGTGGGTGACAGGTTCGACCGGCGGAGTTCATTGTTCGCATCCTCGTAGGCCTGCGAGTTTTCGCGCTGCACCTCCAGTTGGTCTTCCAGGTCAGCGATTTTGGCGTTCGCGTCGTCGAGATCCCGTTTAGCAGCGGCCGCCTCTTTGCCGTCGGCGACAGCGCGGAGGGCTTTCTCCTTCTTCCGCACATCCTCGGTCGCCGAGTCCAGGTCCTTCTGCTTAGACTCCTTGTCGTCGGCTTCCGCCTCATCAAGTGCCCGTTGCGCGTCGGCTTGCTTCTGTCGGGCCTCGTCCAGGTCTTTCTGTGCCTGTGCCTCACCTTTGCCGGCAGCGGCCGCGTCGTAGATGGCTTGCTTGTCTGCGGCGTCTTGGCGGGCAGCTTCCAGTTCGCGTTCCGTGGCGGCAATGTTGCGGTCGTTGGCCCGCTTCTCCCGCTCATTCTGTTTGATCGCGGCCTCGGTTTCTTCTTGGTCGCGGGTGGTGGTGGTGCCCATGACCTGCCCCCAGGACACCACGTTGTCGGGCATGGGGGTGCCGGTGGTGGTGGAGAATGCGGCGGCGGCGAACTCCAGCGCGGATCCGTCTTTGATCAGTGTGCCGTTGCCACCGTTGACCGTGGTTTCCGGCATAGTGGGCGTGGCCGCGGATGTGGCACTGGAGGTGTAGGCACTGTACCCGGAGGCGGAGGATGCTTCGGACTGGTATTCGCCGGTGCCCGTGTCCGACGACGCGCCCAGGTCACCGGTGAGACCACCTTCCTCCCGCTCCTTCGCCTCATCGGCGGGCAGGTACATGAAGTTCGTGAACCCGCGGCCATCCAATGGGCCTGCCGCTCCGCCGATGGTCAAACCCTGCCCAGTGTTCCCGCCGGACTCGATGTAGGTTCCGTCGGGAAGCTGCATGGCGGTGTGTCCGTTCGCCCCGCCACCGTAGTCGTACCATCCGACAACGAGGTCGTTACCGTCACCACGGCCTTCCTTGAATCCGCGTTCGGCTAGCCACTGGCCCTCTGTCACAGTTGACATGCGGGACTCGAACGGGTCCCTGCCCAGGTAGGAGTTCACACCCATGGATACGGCACCGGAGCAGTCCGTGGCCTCAGGGCTGAACCCACCCATCACATACTGGCCGTTGTTGTACGGGCCGAGCTGCTCCTTCACCCGCTGGGAACCAGTCTTCCCACCGTTCGCATGATGTTCCAGGTCCGCGAGCATGGCTGCGACCACGGCCGACGGGTTGCCCTGGTTGATGGCAGCCAACGTCCCGTCCCACCGGTCCGATGACCTCCGGTTGATGATCCACTCCCCCGCGTCCACCCATGACATGGGCAGTCCGTCCCCGTTGACGCCGAGAATCCCGTCCACCACCCCAGTGCCGGGTCCGGTGGTGGGGAGACGGTAGCCGGGGTTCTTATCCCCGGTGGCATTGCGGGGGATCCGATCGCCCGCAGCATTCCTAGGTAGACGACCACCAGTGGCGTATTTCTGACCCACAGCCGTTCCGCCCGAGTCAACCATGCTTCCACCAGGTCCATACGCGCCAGCCCACTCGCCGCCAATCACGGTCGTCCAGACCGTGTGCGTTGATGACGTGTTCCTGCCGTTCAGGGAATCGACATCGCTCTTAACCTGTGGAACATTGTCGCTGACGTGGAGGTTTGCACCAATTTTCGTGCCATCAACCGCCACCAGTTTCCCATTGACGACCTCAATGTTGTCACCCAAGGTGAGCTGACCATCCACAATCGCCAACGCGCCCAACTCAACCAACCGCTGAATCTGCGACTGAATATTATCCTTCATCCGCACTTCACCATCAATCTCAGCGGCAAGGCCAAGATTAACCAGTTCCTGCTGTGCCTCATCGGTCATCGCGTTCACGTCGATCGTCCCATCCGGAAGTGAGACGATCTGGCCTTGCAGGTCCTGCAATGCGGCAGCCAAAGCGCCACTATTCGGAAACTCGATCGTCAATTGGCGAGTCTCCGAAGAATACTCAGCTTTGAGACCAATGTCCTCCAACTCTGACTTGACCTGCGCCGCCTTCTCCGGGTCCATTTCCACGACAAGGTGCTCCGGATCCGACAAGTGCATTTTCTCACCGTTGAGGAGTTTTATCGCCTCGCCGGCCTTATTCGACCCGTCTGCGAAACGATCAAGCGAGTCCTTCATCTGATCGATCTGCGCGGTCGTAGTGTCATCACTGATGCCGCCGAGTTCATCGCGGAACTTCCGAGCTTCCTCCGTTGTCTCCTTGAACCCATCCTGCGCCCGGTCAAGATCCCTACGAATGTGCTGGAATTTATCATCCCCCTCTGCCATGTCATTCAGTTTCTTGTCCAGTTCCCCCGCCGCCTGCGATGCGGGGTTCATCGCATGATTGACCAGATCCTGCATAGAGATCCCAGCTTTTTCAAGATCCGTACTGTACTTTTGCCAGAACTCACTCCCCTTGAACGATGATGAAATCTGGGAATCAATGGCACTGTTGACCGAAGCTATTGCTTCCGCACTGCCTGTGGCAGCCTCTTTCAGAGTGTCCTGTGCAACACCGAAGTCCCTGGCAATATCAGTGATGCCAGAGTCCTGCAGGGATTTCATTGCCAGTTCTTCTGTCTGCGCAGTGATTGCACCGGTGGTCTGGTCGAGGGATTCCCGCAGGGAATCCTGCATGGCCTTGTGCTGTTCTTCGGCGGCTTTGGCTTCCTGGTGTTTGGCGATCAATTGTCCGATGACTGCGGTGGCCCCGCCGATGGCGAGTCCCCACGGGCCGCCCAGTGCGGTCATCAGCCCCTTAGCCCCGGACTTGGCGAGGGAGAAACCACCCGCCACGGTGCCGGACAGGACACCGCCGAAGCTCGACAGGCCACCCTGCACCGTCTTCGCAGCCTTGCCCAGTCCCGTGGTCTGCTTCGCAGCCTCCCTCGCATCCATGCCCATGATCCGCAGGGGTGTGGAAGCGGACTGGAACGCCTGCGACATCTTGCCGATGGTGGAGGACTTCGTGCCCAGGGTTTGGATCGCCGCGCTGACCACACCAATCTGACTGCCCTGTTGCTGCATCGCCGCACGATTCGCCGCCACCTCGGTGGTGAACGCCTTGAACTTCCCCGACCCGGACGAGAGTGCGCCGGTCAATCCCTGGTGCTTCGACACTGCCATGGCGATGACACCCGCGTACGCCTGCCACGGGATGCCCATGGCCACGTCGCCGATCTTCTGCACCACCGGCCACACTGTCTCAGCACTGCCTTTGAGGGTATCCAGTGCCGCCTTTACCTGAGGAATCGCACCCTGGGCGAAATCAGACATCGCCGCGCCGGCCTTCTCGCCGAACTCCGCGGCAGCTGGCCCCATCTCATCGAGCTTGTCAGTGATGCCCCCAATGATCCCCGGCGCCTGCTTGAACATCGGCTCGAGGAATGCCGCGCCGAGGCGGCCGGCGGCGGCCTTCGCGTTGTCCATCGCGCCCGAGAATGTGTCGCCTGCGGCCTGCGCCGCACCACCCAGATGGTTCCGCATCGCGGACTCGAACGTTGCGAAATCAATCTCGCCGGCGGACGCCATGTCCGAGACTTCCTCGGTCGTCTTACCGAGCTCGTCAGACAGCATTTGCAGGACCGGGATACCGCCGGCCATGAGCTGCATTAGGTCATCGCCCTGCAGCTTCCCCTTCGCCGCGACGGATCCGAAGATGAGGCCCATGTCTTCGAGTGAGCGGCCGCCGATAGTGGCAGTATCCGCCACGGTGGTGAGCACCTCGGTGAGGCGTTCGCCCGGTTCGATACCGGACGCGACCATCTGGCCAGCCAGGCCCGCCGCCTCGCCGAAACCGAACGCGGTCCCCTTCACCGACGCCATGGCGGAATCCATGATGCCGGTGATGGCTTCCGCACTATGACCCAGGCCGGTGAGCTTCGCCTCCGCCTGGTCGATGCTGTTCAGGCGGGAGAATCCGGCGGTGAGTGCGGTACCGACACCACCCACGGCAGCAGCGGCGGCGGACGCGCCAGCGGTCATCGCCCCCCACTTGATTGCCTTCGACGAAACGGAGCCAAGGGAATCCACCAACGACCCCGTGGCCTTACCCACCGCGCCCACCTCATTGCTGAGGTTCTGGGGGAACACGACCTGCTTGGCCGCCTGCCGCGCACTGTCCAGCTCCCTGGCAAGAGTCCTGGCCTCACCCGCGGCGGCAGTGACACTACCCGTCCCCGTCGGTGCAATGTTCGGCTTCGCCTTACCCGCATTCTCGAGCTCCCTGCCAAGCTCCGATGCGGACGACTTCGCCTTCTGGACCTCGGCTGCACCCTTTGGGGTGATGTCGACCCGGGCTTTGCCGGCCTTCTCGGCGGTTCGGCTGAGCTCCTGCAGTTCTGTCTTCGCCTTGGACAGCTTCTGTGTGAAGCCGTCGTCTTTGATGTCGAGGGTGGCGAAGAGGGTGCCGAGGTCGAGGGCCATGGGTTAGCTCCTGGTGGTTTGTGTGGTGAGTCCCAGTGCTTTGCGGAGGCGGGACGGTTGGTCGATGAGGTCGTTGATGCGGAGTTTCATCCACCGCCATGTGCGCTGGTGGAGGATGCCACTCTCCACGTCGATGCCGAATCGTTCATGCAGGTCAGTTTCCACGGAAACCCAGTTGTTGAGGATGGTGTCCCAGCCGATGCGGGTTACTTCGGGTTCCGGTTCCGGGTCGTCGCCGTCGACGGGCCCGTACCAATCCCTGAGCCCGGTTTCCTCGTTGTAGGGGCCGCCGCCTGGATCGTCATCCCCATATGCACCGGGCCGCGGGTCGTAGGGGCCATAAGGCCCGTCGAGGAGAAACGGATTACCCTCGCAGGCATCTACCGCTTCTTCGGCATTGATGCCGGCGTAGGCGCTTCCGGTGTCTTCCCCGTCGTCGTGGTCGCCGCTGCCGCTTCCGGGATCAGCGGCTCGTTTTCTTTTCCCAGGCGGTTCTCCCACCAGAATTCTCCGAACTCGGCGGACACTCCGAAGTGGGCCAGCGCTGTGTTGCCGACGTGGATGATCTCCTGCAAGGACAGGCCCATGTCGTTGAGTTGGTCCCATAGTCCGCCGGACATGGTGTCCGACTCCGGGTCGTAGTTGGCTTTGAGGATGGTGGCGATCATCCGCATCTCGTCCTGGGGGGTGCTGTCGCCGGAGTACATGTGCCGCTTGATTCTCAGGCCTTCGTCGGCGGTGGGGGTGGGGATGATCACGTCCTCGCCGCAGATGGGGAGGTGGAGGTTCGGGTCGTGGAATTCGCGTAGGTCTCGCATGGCAGGTCTCCTCAGGTTTGTGGGCAGGTCGTGTTGGTGGGGCCCGTGCCAGACCTGCCAAGATCGCACGGGCCCGTGGTATGGGGTCCGGTCACCCGAGGGTGAGCGGGAGCGGACCCCCTAGCCGTTTCCCTCGGCGTCCGCGTCCTCGTCGGTCCACGGGACGGACGGGGCCTTATCCGACTCGACCGGCTTGATGCGCTCCGGCTTGCCACGGGACTGCAGCTTGAACGTGAAACTGTCGAGGGCGTCGTTCTCGCCGGCCTCATCAGTCCACTCGACGGAGAAAGAACCGTCGTATCCCTCGTCCACGCCATCGGTGCGCCAGCAGCGGGCCTGCACGACGTTCTTGAAGCCCATCTGCTGGCCCACGGAGCGCAGGAAAGCCTGGCCGGGGTCCTGGGCGAACCCTGCGGCCGCGTTCTTTCCCTTGCGCTTGCCGGAGCCCTCGAATGTGGCGGTGAGGGTGGTGGCGATCTGGGAGGTGTAACCCTCGGAGTCGATGTCGGAATCATCCTGCATGCCCGGGGTGATTGCGGGGGCGAACTTGGACAGGCCGCGAACGTAAACCCACGTGGGGGTTTCAGCTTCGGGGGTGGTATTGACCTGGAATGCCCAGTCCCTGGCGAGGGTGGACTGCAGGTCGTTGGAACTGGGTGCCTTGGCGATGGTTGCCATTAGCTGCCTCCTGGGTTGGTGGTGAAGGTGTATGAGTCCGCCCGCGTCCAGCGGCCGGTGTCGTCACGTTCCTCCGGGGCCCGGAGGTGACGGCGCGAGAGTAGGACGATGGTGTGGTTGTTGAGGGTGAGGTGCTGTTTGTCGTGCAGGAGGGTGAAGATCCGGTCGGCTGTGGTGGGGCCGATGCCGGTGGGGAGGGGGTTCTGGTCTCCGCGGACACGCACCTGTACGCGAATGTCCGGTGACGCGTCATCGCGGGACCGATCGTCGGAGTACACCTGCAGGCCGATGCCCGTGTCCGCCTTGTCGTGGATGATGCCCACATAGATCGGCATGATCGTGCCCTTGGGGTAGGCGCCTGTCTCGGACCACTCCCCCACACCACTGGCGGCGAGGTGTGCTGCGAGATCGGTGACCAGTTCGCTGTATGGGTTCACAGTGCCCCCTTGATCTGCTGGCCGATGATCTGCGCCATGGTGTCCTTCTCCGACACAGTCGCTGACTCCAAGTACTTGGCCCGCCCGTCCTTGTGGCTGTACCCCAATTCCTCGTGCTGTTTGACCGCGTACTTCGTGTTGAAACTCACTGCGGCTCTGGTTCCTTCGACAGTGACCTGAGCCGAATTGCGCAGTGCCCCCGTTTCCAGTGGGGTTTGCTGCACGGCTGTGGTGCGCAGGTGCTCCGCTGCAAGGCGCACGCCCCGCTGCTCTGCCTGCTTCACCGCCGCCGCGATAGCGTCCCCGTTCCATGTGAGGCTCATGGCACCGCCTTGAGTGTCAGCTTCTGGTGGTCGGGCGTGGCCTGCTCGGCACCGTGGTTCACGGCAACCTCGATGACCTCCCACACGCCGGCGAATGGCTCGGGGAGTTCCACACGGTCACCGACCTGCACTGTCACCGGCTCACCGTCATGCAGTATGACGATCGGCAGGCGCAGGGTCGTGTCCGTCACCAGCTCATCCCCAGACACACCGAGCACACGGCGGGTGGACTGGCGGATGAAACCCTTGACGGGGATCCTCACTCCGGAAGTGGGCCCATAGGGGGAATCCCCCGCACCCGAGATGAGGGTGCAGGGGTGCCGGAACCATAGGGCGGCCAGTTGGTCACTCACGGCATTACCCACGGGTGACCCCCAATCAGGCCCGCCAGCTGCAGAATGTCCCACGCGTCGGAGCACAGGGTGCCGGCGATGCGCTGGCGGTCCGCGGCCTCCGTCGCCACATCAAGGGTGACCGAAGCCCCGTCGATGGTGGAGGCGGTGACCTTCGCCGACAGGGACTCCCCGAGAGGATCCACGCCGGCGATGATCCACGCGTTCACCTGCGCGCACACCGCGTCCCGCAGTGCGTCAGCCACATCGGGGTCGGCAGGACCACCGGCTGGGGTGACCTCGTACAGGGCGCCCCTGGTGGCAACCCCCACCATCGTCGACGCTCTGCGGATCAACTGCTCCCAGTTGTCCGGGGCGGGTTCTCCGGTCCACGCCTCCAGGGCGTCCCGGTTCGCGTAGACCAGCATGACTAGCCGGCCTTCGGCTCGGCGAGGGCAGCGATGCGGGCGTCGACGAACTCCTTCACGTCCTTCGCGGAGAAGGCGCGGACGGTGGTGTCGGTACCCGCGTCGAGCTGTGCGCGGGTACCCGCGGCAGTCGCGGCGGGAATGGTGGTGTTACCCGCGAGAGCATCACCGGCACCGGTGCCGATCTTAAGGTTCGACGTGCCAGCCCCGATCGCGGTCCGTGCCGCAGCAGCGTCAGCGGCCTTGATCACGGACTTGCCGACAGCGGTAGCACCAGACAGGGTGTCGGCGGTCGGTGCGGCGGGGATCGTCGGCTTGCCGGTGACATCTTCATACGCCACCGGGGCAGCAACAGCGGCCTCAAGCTCGATCATTCGTGCAGCGGGGTACTTGTCCCCGTCCTTCCAGTCGTCGCGTGCAGTGAAAGCCACGGCGACCTCCTTTCAGTCAGTGGATGTGCGGGGTGGGTCTACCCCAAGGTGAGGGGCAGGGCCCCGCCTAGCCGTTTCCCTCAGCGCTCCCGGAACCGTCCTTGATCGTGACCTCCGCAGTGGCCAGACCCTCCGGACGGAAAACCTTGCCGCCGTAGATGTTCAGGCCCTTCACCAGGTCGGCGAACCGCTTTTCCTCGCGGGCCGTCTCGATCTTGTTGACCTGCTGAGCGAACGTCGTCGCGGAGGAGTGACCGGCGATGACGTACTCGCGGGTGGCGATGGTCGGCGCGTTCTCGGACTGAAGAACATCGAAGCCGAGGATGCGGCCGATGATGCCGTTGCGGAGGGTCTGCTCCGTTCCCGCGGCGTCCACGCGGGTGAACCGCTCGTCGCGCAGGAGAGCGGCTTCCAGCTCCGGGCCGACGATGAGGAATCGGCCGGCCTTCGGCGTGTGGTCGGAGTTCAGCGCCTTGCGCAGCTCGACGATGAGGTCGTAGGCGTCGTCGCCGCGCTTAGCGACCTCTGAGGAACCGAGCTTGTGCTTCGCCCCAGCGGTCATGAGCTTGGAGACATAGGTGTCGGTGGACTCCGCCATGGCCTCGGCGGCCTTCTGGATGGCGGGGTCCTTGATCGCGCCGGCGGCCTGCAGGGCGGACACATCCTCCACGCGGAAGTTGAAGTAGTCGCCCTGGTCGATCTTGAACTCAGTGTCGGTGAGGGTGAGGTCCTCGGTCTCCATGTCCTTCGTCGCGTCGTACTTCTTGACGGACGGGGAGCCGATGGAGCCGACGTGGAGGGTGTCGCCCTTCTGGTTGATGATGCCCTCGTAGTCGCGGTTGATGATCCCCGGCTGGGCGAAGACGAGGGACTTCTCGTAGGGTGCCATGAGAGCGGCGACCCACTGTTCGGGGATGAAGGTTGCGACGCCGGGCTGGGTCTGCGGTACGGCCATGGTGTTGGTCTCCGTTTCTTAGAGGTTGAACTTGTTGGCTTCGAACGCGGCGTTGATCTCGTCGTAGCGGCCTTCGGCGTACATGCGCTGGAGGTCGTCGCGGGTCAGTTTGCGGTCCGAGCCGGTGTTGGTGGTGGAGGTGTCGACCCCGGAGGCCTGGGGTGCCGCCTGGGCACGGAGGGCGGGGTGTTCTTCTAGGTGCCGGTTGATGGCGGCGGCCACCTGGGCCGGGTAGTCGTCGGCATTGGGGTCCAGGGCGGTGAACTCCGCATCCTGGTTGAGGAGCGCGTCGAGCAGGCCAGTGTCAGCGACTTTGCCGGCGGCGGCGGTGCGGATCGCATCCCGACGCTGGTAGTCGGCGAGCTGCTGGGCTGCCTCGTTGGCGCGCTTCTCTGCTGCGGCGATGAGATCGTCGGGTGCGGGCTGATCGTCTTCGATCAGTCCAAGTTTCTTGCCAAGCTCCTGCTTGAACGCTTCGAACTCGGCGGCCTTGGCCTGCTCGGTGTCCTTGGCGCGGGTGCGGTACTTGGCTGCCTCGGCGTTGGCTTTGGCGAGTTTTTCGCGTGCCCAGTCGGGGAGCTGGTCGGTGGTGTCGGTGGTCTGCGGCTCCTGGCCGGTGTCCGGTGCCGTCTCCTGGGCGGCGTGTGCTGCGAGGTCGGCGGGCGTTGCGGTGACCGTGGTGGCCTCAGTGGCCGCCTGCGCGGTTTCTGCTGTACCCGTGGTCTCGGCGGCGGACGGTGCAGTGGTGTCTGACACTGGTTTCCCTGTCTCATCGTTGCTGGTCACCCCACCTTCTGGTGGGGACGGGGGTAGCGTGACACGACAGGGCGGTTGTTGAGATTCAGGCGGCTATGCTTTCCCCATGACACTCAAGAGATTCGTACTGTACGGTGCGGCGACACTCACCGCACTCACACTCGCAAGCTGCGGAGGTGGGGATGGTGCTGGGGCGCCGGAGACGACGTCCACAAGCGTCCCGGCTACGACGTTGGATGGTGCTGCCCCATCCGCCACCGCGCTCATTAACCGCTCCAATCCCGGTGAGGTCACCTCATTTTCCGCGATGATCGGAGTCCTCGATCGAGTTGGCATCTCGCACAGTGCGGACAATGACACGACTGACGACCCTTACATGTCGGACCCCAGCAGTGGGAGTACGGAGGTGGAAGGACTCGGCACTGCCTGGTACTTCAACACCAAGGGGGATGCCAGTGGTGTGATGCAGCGTCGGCTGGATACCGCTGACCCAGGTGACCGACTTTATGTCGTGGTCGGCAAGAACTTCGGCATCGACATCTACAACGCTGACAATGATGATGCGGCGTCCGAATTGGCCAATGCTTTCGGCGCGTCCTTGTACGTCATCCGTTAGGTGGCGGTTGGGGCCTGTCGGTCACGGCGGCGAACCTCTTCTAGCAGATCCTCATCGGAGATTTGATCCATGTCCACGGATCCAGACGGGGCGTCAATGAATCCGGCGATGGTTAGATAGTGCTCGGGGGTGGGGTGGCCCCCGGGTGTTGTTGTGGTGGTGAAGGTTTGCCACTATCCTACGTTCGAACGCGTGTTCGATAGTGGCGAGACGCTGACACGGCGGCATGTACCGTCAACACCGGCCACCAGGACACCCCACTACCCGAACCCGGACCACGGAGGAACCCTGAACACCCACACAAAATCCCAAGACACCGACTTCCTGCGCGAAATGGTCGCCGACTACGCCGACGACCTCCAGCGGACTGCCAACCGCACCGAAGGAATCGACCACCAGTTCTGGCAACTCGTCGCCAACCACATGCGCACACTCACCGTGTAGACTCACCAGAAAGTCGGTGAGACTCCGACAAACAGGCAACAGGCCCCGGCACAGGATGCTGGGGCCTGACCTATGCCGCGGGCATCGGATTCCCTGGCTGGCGTAGTTTCTCCCGGTGCCGGCGGCGCGGCAGGTCATACTCCCGGATGTGCTCGCGCAGCTTGGATTCATACTGGCGGCGGCGTGCCTCAGCCTTCTTCCTGCCGTCTCCGTCGATCGCGGCCTGCTCCATCCGGCGACTCTTGCGGATCTCTCGCTCAAGCCGACGCTGCTTCTGCGTCGCCTTGTAGCCCTCATGCCCCGGGTCCGCTGCCGGCGGGGTGGTGTCCGTGAACCCCGGCAGGAACGCGGTCACCGAATGACGACAATTCGGATGATGCAGTCCGTGTGCCCTGGCCCCGTTCAGGGTGTCCTTGACGGTGACAGTGTGCCCGTCGATACGGTGCGTGCCCGGGCCATGCTCCCCTGTCAGGGACAGGATCTTCCTCTCGTAAGGGGCGCACTGTGGTGCCGGATTGTGGTGTGAGGACACGATCACCAGGTCCAGGCCCACCTCCACTAGTTCGGCGGTGTGCGCGTCGATCAGCGCATTGTTCGTGCCGGTGCGGATCGCCATCTCACTGTAGGTGTCCAGCCCCCACTTGCGGCCGGCGGAATCCCGGTAGAAGCCGAGGCCTTCTTTCGCCGCATCATCCATGGCCTGCTGCAGTGCCTGCTGGATGGTGAGGTCGCCGGTGACGGTCTTGTTCACCGCGTCGTCGATGATCTTCCCCCACACGGTTTGCGTGTTGCGGGGGATGCTGCGGGCGGCTTTGCCGAGGCCGGTGGTTGTGGCCTCTGCGGCTTTGCTCGCTGCACCGCGTGCTGCTGCACTGCCGGGGGCCTGTGGTCGGGTTTCGGGCAGCACCATTTCAGGTGCGGGGGCCACCGTAGAAGCTGTGGGCGTAGCAGTCGCACCTGCCGGCAGCGCGGCCACTTCCACGTGCGCAGCAGCCGCACCGATCCCCGCCGCCTCAGACACAGCAGCCTCCACCAACGCTGGCGTGTTCTGCTGCAGGACGCGGGCCACCGCAACCGACTGTGGCCTGATGGTCCGCACCAGTTCTTCCGCCGCGACCTGCCGGGCATGCTCCGGCGACCGGGCCCGTACCGACACGGCCAGTGCGGCGGCGGACAATGCGCCGATCAGCGCGTCCTCCGCCTGGGACCATAGGGTGACGGTCTCGTCCTCCAGTCCCTCCACATCCTTCGGGTTCACGGCCACGGTCAGCCCACCACCTCACCCGTTGTGAACCCTGTGGGCGGTTCATCCTCCACCCCAGCGAACGCGTCATCCACCATCACACCCTGCTCACGGTGGATGGTGGCAACCTCACGGTCGATGCGCTGCTCGTCCCAATCGGGGCGGATCATCCGCACCTTCTCGTCGGTGGATATAGCGCGGGCGGACTCGAGGGCCTGCAGGGTCTGCGCCTTGTCCAGCAGGGTTTCCTGCACGGGGGGTGCGATGTCGATCTCCGGCAGGTCGTCGAGGACGGCGCCGGTGTGGTTGAGAATGGCGTCGAGTTCGACCATGGCTGCCGCGAGGTGTGCGAGGCCCGCCTTCCAATGCCGTGCTTTCGCCTTGAAGGTTTGCAGGGTGGCGCGGCTGTTGGCTTCGATCTCGCGGGCGGTGACCGCGCCGCTGGTGTTGTCATTCAGGCCGAACGTGCCAGGGCTGTAGGAGGCGCGGCGCAGGACTTCACGCACGATGGCGTCACAAGCGCGGAGGTACTGTTCCACCCGGATCTGCGGCTGTACAACCATTGGGCCCGTGCCGCCCATATCCGGCGGGGTGTCAGCCACCGCACTGTAGATCTCCCGCTCCGGGTCGAACTCCATGCCCCGACCGGCGCCCTTGAAGTCGAGCATCATCTCAGGCACGATCACCCGCGCCTTCGCGGTGCGGAGCTCGCGCTTCAGGTCGGTCCACACTTCGTCGAGCATGTCCAACAGTCCGTAGGCGTCGGCGGGGAGATCAGGTCGGCCCATGTTGCGTAACTGCCCGGACCTGCGGAATGCGGGGATCGGTTGCACGTTGGGGATGTACACGGCGGCCATGCGCTGGATACCAGTGGACACGCCCCCGTCCTTGTCCACCACAGTGGCAAGCCCAGCGGTCGACGGGTGCTCATCAAAGGGCACCGTGTCCCCCAGGTTGTCGTCACGGCCCGCCATCAGCGTGTACTCAATCCGCCCCGGAGTGTGCCGGGATAGGAGGCGGTGAACAGTCTTCTTGTCGATGCGGGGAAGTTCCTCCACGAACGTGACCGCGCTGAGCCTGCCGTACGACCATTCGGGGATCGCGGAATCGGCGTCCACCCAGTCGATCCACGGATCCGGCTGCAGCGTCTGATCCCACATCACCCGCCCGTACACGCCACCCAAGGCGGCACACGATTCGGCGGCGACAAGGAGGGATGATGCCATCGCGTCCGTGTTGAACAGGGCATCCAACCGCTCGGCCGCGGCATCATTCCCCGCCCGCACCGGCTTGCCCCCCACNTGCTTCGCGTTCAGTGACGCTCTCACTCCACCTGTCTCGCCTTGACGTTCTCCTCCGCGCCGACCGGCCCATACTGCGCGGTGTCACTCTTTTTTCTTATACCTCCCCGGCGCCCACGGCCACCTCCACCCCCCCCTTCGCCGGCAGCGTCAGATGTGTATAAGCGACGGCCCCCCCCCCCCCCCCGACTGCGCCAGGTGCGCCTGCGCCGGGGTCTCAAACAGGATGTTCGCCGACATGCCCGCCACATCCGCCGCCAACGGCAAATGCAGCTTCTTCCGCGGCTGGCCCGACGTAGCCGGCTTGCCCCAGAACATGCGGGACGCGGCCCCCACAATCCCACCGTCAAACTGGGACGGGCGATACGTTCGCCCCTGCCCCGCGTAGTGCGATTCCAGGCCGGCAGTGTCCCCCTCCCACCACACGGCAGCATCCGCCACCATGTCATACAGAGGCGACCACTCCGGCAGCGGCCACGGGGTGTTGTCCTTCGGAAGTGCCACAGGGGCTCCTAACGGTTGATGATCGGCGACCACGCCCACCGGGACGAGAAGACGCTGTACCTTGCGCTGTCTGCCGCATCGTCCTGCTCCTTGATGGGCTTCTCAATGCCCTTCTCGGACGCCTTGTCGTCCCACCGGTATCCCGGCAGTTCCTCGATGAGCTTCGTACAGGTGGACGATATGAAGAGCTGGTGGTTGTCGAGGAGGCTGGCGACGGTGCGGATGCCGTCGATGACTTTGTTGTCGGCGGCTTTCATGCGCCGGTGACCGTCCTCGAACAGTTGGAGGCGGAAGCTGGCGGCGGCGGGGTCGACGTAGATCCACTCGGGGTCAGGGTGCTGGGTGAGCCACCGGGTGAGGTCGGCGGACAGTGCCGCGTCAGTCGATCGTTTGGGGTGCCACTCATCGGAGATGTATAGCTTGTTGTCCACCCCGAGCTGCAGCAGCGTGCCGATCGTGGGGTGGGTGGTGCCGTAGTCGATACCCAACGCGAGCGTGCGCTGCATGTCGGGCATGTCCTCCGGGTCGATGACCATCTTCTCGTCGTCCCACATGTCGTAGATCGCACCCTCCGCACTGACCCACTGGCCGAGGATGAACCGGCGGTACCACAGGCCCGTGTACTCGGCTTTCAGCGCGTCCTTGTACTCGTCCTCGAGGCTCGGGTTGTCGTCCATTGTGAAGTGGTGGTACGACCACGGGATCTGGTCCAGCCGGTCCAGGTAGTCCTTCTTCAACCAGTGGGACGGACTGTCGGGGTTGGTGGTGGCGAAGACTTTCGCCCCCTTCTCCGACATGCGGGCCAACAACTGTTTGAAGAATGCCTGATGTAGCACGGTGAGCTCGTCGCACCATGCGCGGCCGACGGTCATGCCGCGGATCCGGGACTCCGACCCGGCGTCGTTCGCGCCGATGACATGCACGCGCTTGCCGAAGATGATGGCGGTCGACGCGCCCTGCCTGTACTGGACGTGCGCCCGGGCCGGTGCGAACTCCGGCACCGTGTCGATCGGTTCGAACACGTTGCGGAAGATGGATCCGAGGTTCTTCCCCACGATGACCATGGCGGCGTGCCCCTGGTAGTTGGCGATCTCCTCGAGCATGAGGAGGATCCAGGCGAACGTTTTGCCGGAGCGCACGGCACCGTCCCACACGTTCACGCGGGCCGTGGACTCCGCATACGCCCGGATCTGCTTGTCGGACAGGGCCACGGTTAGGCGGCCTTCCCCCGGATTGCTTCACCCATGGCGCGGAACGCTGCCATCACGTCGGCCTGACCGTTGTCGTCCTCGTGGTCGTAGAGGCCGAAGAGTTTGGCCTGGTGGTCCATCAGTTTGACCATGGTGTCGACGGCGCGGCGGTCCCCGTTGATCGCCTTGAAGAACTGGGGTTTCATCATCTCGACGAGCTTCGCGTTCTGCTCAGCGATGAGGTCGCGGACGTTCTGGGTGGGGTAGTCGATCTTGATGCGGTCGATGTCGCGTTTGACGGTGTCCTCGGAGATGTTGAGCTTCGTGCCGATCTGGCGGTAGGTGAGGCCGGCGAGGCGCATGGCCCAGACTTTTTCGGATCGTCGCCAGCGTTCGGCGTCGGACAGGTCTTTTTTGAGTTTCGCCATGGTGACCTCCTGGGTCGTGCCCCGCCTGGGGGTTGTGGTGGTTGACTGCCGTCACTGTGACACAACAGGCGGGTTGTCGGGGGTGGTGGCGAAACAGGTAGAGTATCGCTCATGCGTTCGACAAGCGGTGTGGCGGAGCGACGACCAACGGAATGCCCCAACGGGCACCCCTGGGACAAGGCAGGCACGTTCCTCGTAGGGTGGACGGGCAGCAACCTGGCCCGCGGCCACCGCTACTGGATCTGCCAGACCTGCGACGCGGAGATACACGCGAAACCAGGACGGTCCCTGCTCAGTCCACGGTGAAGCCCTCCGAGACAAGCCGGGCGCGGAGCATGTCCCGCTGACCCGCAGACTCGCACTGCACGGTGAGTTCGAAGTCCTCCGTGGTGAAGTCCTCCCCTACTCCCCCATCGTCGAGGTCATCCGACTGGTGGTCCATGGCTTCGAGCATGGCGTCCAACTCGTCCTGGGTGAAGCCGGTGCCGGCGAGCGGCCCGTCACCGAGTAGTTCGGTGAGCTCGGGCAGATCATAGGTGGCCTTGTCGTTCGACGCGTTGTCTACGAGGACTATCCGGCGGGCGGTGTCAGCGTCCACGTCCACCCAGTGCACATCAATGGTTTTCCACCCGATGCGCTGCGCGGCCATGCACGTGTGGTTGCCGGCGAGGATCGTGTTCGCCAGGTCGAGGGCGTGCGTGCCCTTGTTGACGACGATCGGCTTGTACTGCCCGTTGAGCTTGAGACTGTCGGCGACGAGGTCAATGTCACCCCGTCTCGCGTTGCCGGGGTAGAAGTTGAGCTGCGTGATCTTCACCTGAGTCATGCCGCGGAGTGTCACACGGTCACGTGGTTGTTAGGTGCGGCAGCCGGTACTCGGGCGGGATAATCGCCTGATACCACCAGAACGGCACATCCTCCTGGTCATAGTCCCAGCGGAGATTGACGAACACCGGGTCAGGCCAGTCGGCGCACAAGCCACCCAGTTCCTTCAGGCCGTGCACGTCGTCGGTCGGCCATGGGTCACCACCGTCCACCTCGCCACGGTGAGCGTCACGCCGCCACTCGGTGCGTTCCTGGCGTTTCTGCGAACCGCGGTCCCGGCGCCGCTCGTTACAGCAGTAGCAGGGGGCTGCGGACAGGTCATTGCCCATCATCCGGGCAGTGGTTCGTGTGGACATGGGGGTAGCGTAGATGGGCGTTTTAGTTGTCAGGGATCAGAGTTGTCCACATGTTCATTCGCAGCAGGTGGCTTATCCGCAGTTTTATCCACAGGAAGGCTATGGCTTATCCACAATGACGGCGCCCCCGTATTGGCATTCCCCCAGCGCAGAGGCTAATTCCATCCCTGTTGTTCACCCTCGCTGGTCTGCGTCTCGGCGTGCTACGATCAGTCCAGAGCAGACGGGGAAACCCTGAGCTCGCCTTCTCGAAGCGGTGTCCTAGTTGGTCTCCACCGCCAGTGGGGGCCGATTGGGATTCATCCGTCCCTTGAGGGTCCACCTCCATTGTGGAGAGGAGGTGAGGCAGCAATGGCAGGAACTTCTCCGTCAAAAGAGAAGGTCCGCACCATGAAGAGTGAGTTCATAGTGCGGACCCTGGCGGGAGCGGCATCTAGCTTGATTGTGGAGGTTTTTCACAATCTCTGCGACTGGATGCCGTTCTAGCGGTCTCAGAGGCGTCGCATCTACTTGCCGGTCGGTGCGGCGCCTCGTCCTATGGAGGCGACGGGCTAGGAGGGCTCGTCGGGTACGACATTACACGCTGGATAGTGCAACTGTCACACTATGGATCATAGTTTCGTCCTAGACGATCAAGGGATTCATAGCCTTGGGGCTATTCAGACCGTGACCCTGGGGTCGCCGGTGTCCCAGCATAGACGCCAGGATTCGAACCTGGAACCGGCGGTTTTGGAGACCGCTGCTCTAGCCAGTTGAGCTACGCCCATTTACAGGGGCCGCAAGACGCGCATGTTCGTGAGACCACTGCCCTATCCGACGGGAGACCTTGCCCCCGCGTTAGCAATGGTACCACATCATGCTGTCATTGCCCGGGCGTGCCATTCGTTGATGCCGTTGCGTCGGGCGATGGCACCGCGGATGGCGGCCGCCCGGGTTGGGTAGTCGCCGCAGATGCCGCACCGGCGGGTCTCACTCATGCCGGCGTTGCGGGGCCGGAGGTTTCGGGTGGTGACCAGCCAGCGGTTGCGGACTTGCCACACCCACGGGCCACGGCCCGACTTGTCGAGGACTTCAGGCACGGTGCACCTCCCGCCATGCGGTGACCCGGCGGTGCCACGTGGGGCGATCTTCCTCCCACTCGGGCGACTGGTCGGTGATGGCGGCGATGAAGTCGTCGCGCTCGTCCGCAGGGTTCTCGACGGTGACGAACTCGTCCGACCACCCCTCACTGTCCCGCACCTGCTTGTCCATGATCGCCACCAGATCCTCCTGATGCTGCACCGGGTCGGCGACGATGCCCTGGGCGATGAGAGTGGCGGCGACCTGTTCAGGGTTCAGGCCCAGCGTGTGAGTGAGTGCGGTGGCGAGACGTTCCTCGAACTTGTCGGTCATGCCTGCTCCTTGAAGATGGTGGGTGCGATGGTGGCGAGCTGGTCGCGGACGAGGGTCATGACCTCGACCATCTCCGCGTCCACACCCGGGGCGGTGCGCAGTGCGATGACGTTCTTCCACGCCCGGAGGTTCCCGGACACGACCATGCGGGTTTCCACAGCGTTGGGGAGCACTGAGCGTGCGGCCTCACGAGCCTGCTTGCGGGGCAGTGAGGCGTCATCCTCCAGAATCTCCGCAGTGTCCTGGTACTGGATAATCGCGTGCTCCAGTGAGGTCTTCCACGCGGCAATATCATCCTGATGCAGTAGGTTGTCGCGGATCGCCGGCGGCATCACCACGTTGCAATCAGACTCGTCCACGAACCTCTGCGACTGAACGGAGAAGGACAGGTGCCGGTGGCGGGTGAGCTCGGTAAGGAAAGCACGGGACACGCCGGTGATGTGCAGGGTGACGCTGGCGTGTTCGGCAATGGACCAGTGCCCCTGGTCGAACAGGGTCCGCTCAAGGTAGGACTGGGTGGTGGCCGTCTCCGGGTTGGGTCGGTGGAACGACTTGTAGCACTGGCGGCCCGCGAACTCCATCAGCGTTTCCGTATCGGTCGCGGTCGGCTGCACCTCCATGCCATGGAAGTCGAGGGTGGCATCCCATTCGCTCAGGGGGGCGATGGCGGTGTGGGCGAGGATGGTGACGTTCGGCTCAACAATGTTCATGCTGATCTCCTGGGATCGTAGGGTTTGCTTGTGAGGTGCCACAGGCCACAGCGGCACTGGTACACGCGGCATGGGAGGTGCGCTCCCCTCCCCCGCCGCCACGCTTTCACCAGCGCGTTCTCCGCCTGCCACTGGTTGGGGTGCCCGCGCTTGTGCGGTGTGGGACAGTTAGGCGGATTCACGGGGTTCCTCCCGGTAGACGGGTTCAGTGACCGTGTCATCCCCGTCCAGTTCACGCCGTCGAGCCCACCAGAATGCGGGGTGTTGTGCTTTGCAGCGGGCCAGATCCTCGGGTGTCATGACGCCTTCCTGATGGCGAGGTTGATCAGGTCTGCAGCGTCCTGGTGCTGGCGTCGCACGAGGTGCATGATCGCCGCCACGGTCAACCACAGAACGTCCGACTCGTGATCCTCGAGGAACGGGGTGGCTTCGGCGGCGAGCCGGTCCACCACCGCCTGGGGGATGATCGGAGTGCACGGGGCGGGAAGCTGGCGGATGTACCACAGGGCTTTGCGGAGGTCCTGGGCGGTGTCATCCTTACGGCCTGCCCTCCACAAATACTTCAGCGCATTGCCGGTCGCAGCGTCGCAGAACTGCATCACCTCCCAGCACTCACCAGAGAACACCGGGTGATCCTGGTAGTGGCTTGGGTTGATCGCGTCCACGTCAGAACCCCCAATCGTCATCGGTGGTTTCCTCCGCGGTGCCGATCGTGTAGGCGGACCCGGAACCGGAGAAGAAATCGTGCGTCTCCCCAGCACCAGGGTCCAGTGACGACAGGATCGCCGGCGACACCTGGCACTCATCCTGCGGGAACAGTCCCTCGTAGCCGAGGTTGTTCAGCGCCTTGTTCGCGTTGTAGCGCAGGAACCGTTTCACGTCCTCGGTCCACCCCAACTCGTCGTACAGGGTCTCCGAGTAAGAGCACTCGTTGTCGTACAGGTCCATGAGGAGTTCGAACACGTCATCTTTGAGTGCCTGCCGCTCACCCACAGTCAGGTTCGCCACACCGACCTGGCACTTGTAGCCGATGTAGTAGCCGTGCACAGACTCATCCCGGATGATCAGCCGGATGATGTCAGCCGTATTCGTCAGCTTCGAGTGCGACGCCCAGTACAGGGGCAGGTAGAACCCGGAGTAGAACAGGAACGACTCGAGGATCACGCTGGCGGCTTTGCGGCGTAACGGGTCGTCACCCTCGTAGAAGCGGATCACCCGGTCCCGCTTGTGCCCCATGTTCGGGTTTTCCCACACCCACCGCATCGCCTCGTCGATCTGTGGCGTGGTCGCAAGCGTCATGAAAATGTTGGAGTACGACTTCGCATGCACGCTCTCCATGAAGTGGATGTTGGCGAACACTGCCTCCTCATGCGGAGTCACAGCGTCGGCGGCGAGCACAGGGGCGCCGATGGCGGACTGGATGGTGTCGAGGTTGGTGAGGCCGGCGAAGACGCGCATGGTGGTGGTCTGTTCCACCTCGTTGAGTGTGCGCCATGAGGGGAGGTCGTTTGACAGGGGGATTTTTTCTGGGAGCCAGAAGTTCGATGTGAGTCGGTTCCACACTTCGAGGTCTTTGTCGTCCTCGATGCTGTTCCAGTTGATTGGGCGGATTTGTGCGGTCATGCTGCAGCCTGGATCTGGTCGATGCGGTCGGGGCGGTAGCCGTCCCAGTGGTCGGTGAGGGTTTCGCCGTCGTCGATGGTGACGACGGGGGCCGCCTGGTGGCCCAGGGCCTTCACGTAGTCGAGGTGGCGGCCGTTGTCTGCGGTGAGGTCCGCGACCACGTATTCGACGCCTGCCTTGTCGAGGTGGCGTTTTGTGGCCGTGCACTGGGGGCAGTGGGGTTTCGTGTACACGGTGATCATTCAGGCCACCGCCCGAACACCGGTGGATCCGAACCCGTTGTCGCCGCGGGTGGTGGTGTCGAGCTCTTCGGCGACCTGTAGTTCGGCGTCCGGGAGGGTCGGCAGGTACAGCTGTGCGATACGGTCACCGGCCTCCCAGTGGAACCACTGCTCGGGGTCCGTGTTGTTGAGGAGGACGCCCACGTCACCCCGGTAGTCACTGTCCACCAGGCCGGGGGCGTTGAGGACGAACACGCCGTGTTTGCGGGCGATGCCGGAGCGGGACAGGACCCACCCGTCATGGCCGGCGGGGAGGGCGAGGTGCACACCGGTCTGGACGAGGGTGCGGTGCCCGGGGGCGAGAGTGCCACCGGCGAGGGCGTGCAGGTCGAATGCCCCAGAACCGGGGGTGGCACGGTGGGGTTGGATCCCGCCCGGGTCGAGGGTGATGGGGATGGTGGTCATGCTGTCCTTTCCAATAGGTCGCGGGTTGTGTGGGCTCGTGTTTCAAGGTGACCGTGTTTGCGCAAGCGCTTGTAGCAGTCGCGGCAGTAGCCGTGTGCCGTGTGAACTGGGTGGTCGCCGCGGGTGGGCTGGCCTTCCTTCCGCACGGTCATGGGCCGGTGGCAGTGCCGGCACCTGTCGGGGCGTTTGAAACGCGGTTGGCGTGCCTGCACCAGGGGTGTGGGGACGCCTGCAATGCGGGCCAGTTGGCTGGCAGTGTGCTGGTCGCCGTAGCAGAGGATGCCTGCTGCGAGCACCCCGTCGGCAGGCCCCACGTGGGACCGGTCGAGGGTGGCGCCCGCAGTGAGCGCATCGTTGGCGCACTGTCGCCGCAGGGGGCATTGCTTGCAGGTGGAGATGTTGCCGATGGTGACGGCTGCCGGGTCGGTGAACCCTGACTGGCCCTCACACAACGGTTTCCCCATGCGCGCAATAGTAGCACTCGGCACTACTGTTGCACACATTGGTGGGTGTGGGTTTTAGCCGGGGAGGCGCACTGGCATGAGGAGGTGCCCGCGGTCCGCGTCCGGCACCCGCCCTTCCTCGCAGGGCAGGTCGGGCCAGATCATGGCGGGCCTGCCCGGCTGGGTAAACGTGATCACCGCGTCCCCGTCCCCGGCGAGCGCGTCAGTGAGGTAGCGGGATGTGAACGCGATGGTCAGATCCTCGCCGACGGTGTCGCAGGGGATGATCTCTTCACCCGCGCCGTCCTGCGCGGTTTTGCTGGCCACGGTGACCTGCCCGCCGGTGATCGTGAGAACCACCTGCCCGGTGTCGCCTGCGAGGACACTGGTGAACTTCACCGCGTCTGCCAGTGTCTTACGGTCGATACGGATGATGGTGGTGGACCCTTTGGGGATCAGGGGCCGCCACTTTGGGAAGTCCGCATCAATGAGCCGGAGGATCGTTTGGGTGTCTCCGAGGGTGAAGCCCAGTCGCCGCTGGTCGTGGTGGATGGTGACATCACCGTGCCATGTGGTGCGGGCGAGGGTGAGAATGTCGCGGGCGGGGATGAGCATGTCCAGGTGGTCACCTTCCCACGGGAGGGTGGTGTGGGCGAGTCGGAATCGGTCGGTGGCGGCGAGGGTCAGTGCACCGTCCCGGGCGTCGACCTTGATGCCGGTGAGCATGGGCAGGGTGTCGTCACGGCCGGCTGCGGCACCAACTTCCCGGATGGCGGCGGCAAGATCAGACCAGTCGACGGTGCCAACCTCGGGGGGCATGTCTGGCAGGGGCGGGTAATCGTCGAGGGCCATCGGGGGCAGTTCGAAGGTCCGCGGTCCGCAAGTGAACTGTGCGGCACTGCCCATGTGGGTGATGGTGATGGGCTTGTCGGGGAGCTTCGCCACCACATCGTGGAGAGTGCGGTGTGGGAGGAGGACTTGCCCGGGTTCGCGGGTGTCGCAGAGGATGGTGGTGTGCACCTGGGAGGTGTGGTCGAACGCATCGAAGGTGGCGGTGTCGTCGCCGACGGTGATGAGCACGCCGGCGAGGATGGGTTGGGTGGGCTTCGATGGGATGGCGGGTTTGGTGAGTTCTAGTGCCCTGGCGAGATCGTGCTTGGCGAACGTGGTTTTCACTTGGGGTCTCCTGGGGTGATGGTGAGCCACATGGCGGGTTTTCCGTCGACGGGGTGGATGGTGGGGATGGTTTCGGTGACGTACCGGCCGTCATCGTCGGGGATGACGTGGGCGTCGCGGAGGCCGTCTATCAGGGCTTTCTGGGTTGGCATGATGTTCGATGCGTCGCGGATGCGCCGGTCTCGTGGCCGGTAGTGCAGGTGGACGGTGATGTGCTTGTACGGTCCCCACCGCATGGCGCGGGCCCGGGTCGCAGCCTCGTGCCTGACCCGTTGGATGATGCGGGCTCTTGGTCGCCAGTGGGTCCGGTCGTTCGCCGACAGGGGTGGCCGGGTGAAGCTGAGTGGCATGGTCAGTTCGGTCATGCGTCTTCGTCCTCGGTTTCGTAGGTGCCGAGGAGGTTGCCGAACCATGTGTCGTGGACGGTCATGCTTCCTCCATGAGGTGTCGTAGGGCTGCTGCGGCCTGTTGCGGGCAGACCCCGTTTCCGCAGGCTTTGAGCTGCTGGGCGCGGGTGACGCCGGGCACGCTGGTGACCCACCCTGGGGGGAGGCCCATCATCCATTCGGACCATTCGGGATCCAGCTCGGGCTTGGGCTCCGGGAACCTATGGCCCCACAGGTCCTCGTCGCGGTAGGTGACCGCGTCCCGGGTGGGCAGCGGCGGTTCCCCGTGGATCAGCGCCCATGTCAGGATGGCTGGGGCACTGTCCCCCCACCGGCTGTGAGCGTCCCGCATGAGGTCGGCGGTTCCACCAGCCCAGGCCAGTGCACTGTCACCGTCGTAATCCCCGGGGAACGGCGACGCCTGTCCCCCGGCGAGTCGTTCCGCTTCCAATCCGACGCCGTCGGAGTCGGCAGGAATGACCAGGATGAACAGGCGCTCCCGGTGGTGTGGGGCTCCGACGTCACTGGCTCGTAGAGTTGCCCATCGGACATCCGCCCCGTCTTCGGCAAGGTCTCCGAGTACTCGATCGAACCCCAGAGACCTGTGTCCGGCCACATTTTCCAGGAGTGCGAATCGTGGTCGTAGGTGGCGAATTGCTTCTCGGACGTGGGGCCACAGGTGACGGTCATCATTGGTTCCTTTTCGCTGGCCTGCTTTGCTGAATGGCTGGCAGGGGTAGCCGCCAGTGATGATGTCGACGGGCGGGACCTCCGACCAGTCGACGGTGGTGACATCCCGGAAGTTCGGGACGTCGGGCCAGTGGTGGGCGAGGATCTTCGAGGGCGCGTCGTCCCATTCGCAGAACCAGGCGGGGGTCGCACCAGTGACCGCTTCGACAGCCATGTCCAGGCCCCCATAGCCACTGAACATGCTGCCAATGGTGAGTGTCATGCTGCGGCCTGTGTGATGATGCCGAGTTTGATGCACAGTCGGTCAAGATCGGACAGGCTGATCTTCCCCTTGCCGCGCATGATCTTCTCCACCATTCCCTCCGTGATGCCGAGGGTGGCAGCAGCAGATGACCGGGTTGGGATGGTGCCCTTGTCCACACTCTCCATGTGTGGGAGCCACCGTGATCCTGCTTCGGCCGCCCACCTTGTCATTGCCGTGGACAGGTCGGGCGGGATGGGAACATCATCCACCTGTGGGATGGGGAGGTTGTGGAGTTGGCACCAGTGTTCGCGGAGGGTGCGCATGGTCTTGTGGTTGGCACGGTCCCGGGACCTGATGTAGGAGAGTGTTGACGGTGGGATTCCAACAGCCCGGGCCGCGGTGAGCACCATGCCGTAGTGATCGTCGAGCGCGTTGACGAGTTCGCGGGGACTGTCGGTTTCGGCAATGCGCCTGACCTGGGGGTTTTCGTCGGGATTGTCAATGTCGTCCCATTCCCACGGTGTGGGCCAATGGTGTGCTTTGACCAGTGGGGTTGGTTCCCGGTGTGGGTCGTCCTTGTGCTTGTCCCAGAGTGTGTCGATCTGCTGGGCGATGGCGGTTTTGATGCTGTGGGTGTTGTTGTCGCAGATGTTGGTGATGTTGTCTGGGGTGAGGCCGGCGGCTTCGAGTTGGCGTTGGTTCATGCCGTTGGCGAGGAGTGCTCGAAGTCGTCGCTGGTGGGGCCATGCTGGGGTGTGGCCGTGGGGTTGTGGGCTGGTCATGGTTTCTTCCTGTGTGTGGGCGGTGTGTCACTGGCAGGTGACGGTACGGTGGTGATGTTACCAGTGAATGCTACGTTTGCAAACATTGGTGGTGGTGAAAAAAGCCCCCGCAGGGGCCAAGGTGCAGGCTATGCCCTCCACCGAGATCGTTCATCACCTGGCTCTCGAGTGCACGTCATAGTGAGCCCCGTTTCGGTCTGGGCAGTGGTTCCAGTCTCAGCATCCTTACAGAATGCGCCTGGGGTGACAATCCTGCCGGTCACCTCCGGTTGCACTGGCGCCGGTTGTTCCACGACGGGGGCCGGGTCCGGGGTATACGCGGGTTCGGGCGCGGGCGCGGGCGTGTACTCCGGTTGTGGTGCCGGGGTGTACGCGGGCTCAGGGTCGGGAATGTGCCGGGGGGCGTCCACGTCCACACCCGTGTCACCATCGTCATCGGGGATGATCACCGCGGCCGCTGGTTCCTCGGTGGTGGGCAGTGGTGCGGCACTGGTGGTGCGCGCACTCGTGGTGGTGGTCTTGCTGGTCGTTGTCACTGCGCGACTGGTCGAGGTCGCCGTCGTTGTGGTCGAGGTCTCGTTGTCGTCTGAACCGCAGGCGGTGAGGGTCAGTGACAGTGCGGCGGCAGTCGCCAGGATTAGTGCTTTGCGGTGCATGTGGCCTTTTCTCCTCATGGGTGTGACCCGATCTAGTCACTGGGAGAAATGTAGGTCAGGCAACTTACTGCTTCAACAGGTGGGGGTAAGCCCGGGGTTAGATCCGGTCGGTGTGGTACTCAGTGAACTGGCACAGGGTGCAGGTGCGACGCTGGGTGTACTCGTCAGCAACGTAGTGACCATCCTGGGTGATCCGCACTTTCTCCATCTGCTCCCATTCCCCCCACACGTGCTGGTGTTCGGGGAGTTGTGGGGTGGTGTACTGTGCGGGGTTTTTCACCATTGCGGCGGCGCCGAGGATGAAGCCGACGCCTCCGGTGATGATGGCGATGGTGACGCCGAGGGTGATGGTCAAGGGGGTCCTTTCGTGCGTGTGGCGGACACCGGAATGGTGGGCCGATGCTGGTACTGACGTAGGGTCGTGGAGAGGTCCCGTATTCCACGAAAGAGGTCTTCTCATGGGTGCACTTTCCCCCTACCACCTGCTCGTTGTACTTATCGTGCTGGTTCTCCTGTTTTGCTCAGCCAAGCTCCCGGAGATGGCGCGGTCGCTGGGCCGGTCCATGCGTATCTTCAAGTCCGAAATGTCGGAGATGAAGAGAGATTCACTGTCTGCTCCGAGAGCGGATCGTCCTGAGCAGCCGGAGGATCACTCTTCCATGTAGATCCGGGGGAATGCCCCGCACTGTGGCGGGGCTTGGTGGTTGTGGTGGGTCATTTTTCTGGCTCCCACAGGACCGTGACGGGGAGGATGATTTCATCGGATGAGCGCGACGGTGCCCATGCGGAGAACCACCTGCCTTCCCGGCGCTGCCAGGGGATTCTTTCCCGCTCTTCGCTCAGGATCACGCTTCCGTCCGCCAGCGTGTCGAGTTCGTCGGGGTTGGTGATGGCACGCGGCGCGGGTACCAGGCGGCGGACCAGTCGGATGCAGTCGTCTAAGGTGTACGCCGCCGTGTCGTCATGCGACATGACCCAGGGGAGGGCATGCCCGTCTCCCCTGCGGAATCCGGGGCACGGTTCGCCACCGCCAACGGACACGAGCCACACTTCCCCGGGCTTCACGTCGGCGGGGTCGGGCAGGCCAGCCGGCAAGGATTCCTTGCTAGTTCGTTCTGCGGTGAGGCGGTCCACCTCGGCGCGGGCTTCCGCGAGGTCGCGCTCGATCTGCTCGACGCGGTCGGCGAGGGCGAGGAGTTCGTACTTCGCGGTTTTGCCGCCGGCTGTGTAGTGCTTCTCCGCCCATGCGCGGATGTCCTCGGCGAGTGTGGGTTCCGGGGCGTCCACGGTGGCAAGGATGACACGGGCGGCGGCGGCCCACGGGTCAGAGGGGGAATTGTAGTCGTTAGCGACGGTCATCTGCGCCCATTCGCGGGCTGAGCGGATGTCCTGGTTGGTGATGTCAGTCATTCGGGGTCTCCTGTCGGTAGTTTGCGAGTTTCACGGGGCCGTTTAGCAGTCGCCCACAGTCCGCACATCGGAGGCGGTACCCGTGGTTTGCTTCGTCCCCATAGATTCCGATGATTCGGGCATGGGGGCACCTGTTGATTATCCTCATTCCACTACCTCCACGGCTCCGCAATGATCTCGATGTCCAGTACTATCCCCCCAATTCCGCATATCCAGGTTGTCCGTACTCAATTCGATCTGGCCCACCGTGCAAGTAAAAAATATAGAACCTTGCCGCACATGCTTGAATCGGATCATCCTTTATCATCGCCTTGGCATCGTCCTCATTTTCGTATAGGAATTTGCCACAAGGGTTGGAAACGTAAGCGCGATCTGGATAGCCATCTTTAGGCCGTTTCAAGATTCTAAAATAGTGTTCCGGCTGACCATACAGGGCGGTGTTGTACTGCGGTTCCCTGTGATGGAACCCGACCATATTCACCATTCTGCTTCCACCTCCTCCACGGGTCCGACCAGTCGGCGGACCACCCACGGTGACAGGTCTTCGTCGCGGTTCGCCTCAACGGACCTGCGGCACTCGGGCAGGTTGGTTCCAAGCCACGAGATATGGTCTTCATCCCACTGGACCCCGTATTCCCACCGCATCCCGGCGATGGCCTGCGCGAGGTCCGGGGCGGCGGCCATGAGAGTGATGTCAAGGGCGTTGTACCAGTGCGGGTCTCCGAACGACCAGTCGCTCAGGAGCGCGTCCCCGTCGCTGTTCAGAATGTTCGATGTGTCTTCGTCCCACGGTCCGGGGGATGCCCCGTTGAGCAGTGCGCGGGCCTGGTCTGGTGTGATGGTCATTAGTATCCCCATTCGCTAGTGTCGGTGGCGCGGAGTTGCGAGTTCTGCTTTTCAAGCTCTTCGATGCGCTTACCCTGGTCGATCACAGTCTGCGCGAGGTCCGGGGCGGCGGCGTACAAGACAGCATCCTCGTACGGCGCGTCAGGAAGCTGGTTCCAGTACGAATCCTCGTACTGGACCTGCCAATTCCCGCCGTCCTTCCCCTCCTTCACTTTCGGCGTCTCCACGGTGTGTCCCTCGTATAGCAGTACGCGGGCCTGGTCAGGTGTGATGGTCATGCGTTTACTCCTAATACTCCGCCGATGACTGCCGCGCCTGCGACCATCACCGCCGTGTAGGCATACAGGTGTCCGGTTCTGGTTTTTTCTGGTAAGAAGATTCCCTTGGTCCATTCGTTAACGGCTCTGACAAGCCCGACGGAAAACATGAACGTCCCCACTACAAACAAGACGGTCATGCTTCCTCCTTGTGTTCGCGGGCGAGTTTTCCGAGCAGTGTGGGGATCAGGATCGGGTGCCGGGACAGGTCACCTCGGCGTCGGGGGCCGGACAGAGCGTCCACCAGTGGGCGGAGTTCACGGGGCACCGCGTGCAAATCGGCACTCATGCTTCTTCCAGTGCTTTGCGTGCGGCGCGAACCTGCTCACCGGTGGCGACCACCACGGCGGGAAGGTCGTCGGCGGAGATGGTGTGAGTAGTAAAGATGCCGTGCCACGGAGCGCCCATCAGTACAGCGCCACGGTCGAGCGCCTCCAGTTCCTCCACAGTGCGGATGATCTGCGGGGCAGGGGTGAGCAGTCCGGCGTCCGCGAGAGCCTGGGCTACCTCCGGCATCAGGGATGGGTAGCCACATGCGATCTCCCCCATTGCTTGGGCGATGACCTCAGCGGCGCGGTCGATGTTGGTGGTCATCGGTTCTGCCACCCCCAACCATCGTCAGCCTCCCCGGTAGTGGCATCTACGTAGCAGAGTCCCATTCCGCAGTTTCCGCAGCACTCGGCGTATCCATCACTACATCCGACTTCCTCAAAAATATGACGCTTGGCGCGGTCGATGCTGGTCATTTCTGGTTCCTTTCGGCGTGGTCAGCGGCGGCGAGGATTCCTAGCGCAAACTCCCGAGCTTCCGAAGGCGTGTAAATGTCCTCGTTCTCCCCGTTCGCATACCCGCCGTGGTATATCTCCACCAGGCCCCCTCGTGGCTCTACGGCGTCCGCACACCATGTGGGATGCCCCGTGTAGCCTTTGCCGTCCGGTTCCGGCAGGTCGGGTGCGAGCAGTCCGGCGTCAGCGAGAGCCTGGGCGAACGTCGTTGACGCATTGGAGTCCATCCCACGGTGAGGCGTGACGACGCTAGTGTTCCGCAGAACCTCAGCGGCGCGGTCGATGTTGGTCATTTGGTCTCCTTCTCGTGGGGGGTGTCCCCGAACAGGGGCAGAGTGTCAGCGTCAGTGGCCTGCTCCGGCTCCGTCTTCTTCTTCGCCTTGAAATCGCGTGGGTCACCGGGTGGGAGGATCGGGTCACCGGCCGCATGCTGACGCTCAATGCGCTGCATGATCAACGGCAGGTGCACGTCTTCCTTCTCAATGCCGATGGATTTCACGCCCCGCTGCATTGCGGCTTCCAGGGTGGTGCCCGACCCGGCGAAAGGATCCAAAACCACCGCCCCGGGCGGGGACACGAGGGTGATCAGCCACCGCATCAGAGCCAACGGCTTCACCGTGTGATGACGCAGATTCCCCACACGCGGCTGCTCGGATGCGGCAGGCTTCGCCACGTAGCGGAAGGCGGACCACTGCGTCCCGTCGAGGCCAAGACTGTCGTCCACGAGGACATTCATCGGGAACCGCCGCCCATCCTCCCGGCCACGTGTCGGAGAACTCGCAAGATATTCTTGGAGCCGCTGCAGCTCCTTTTTTGAATCTCGACCATTTGGCATGGGCGCCCCAGACATGGCGATGTCCTCCAGCTCTTCGATGGTGCAGGCACCATCGCCCACCAATTTCGAGAAGACAGCTTTCATTGTCCTCGGACGGTAAATCGACGAGCCGGTCCCCTTAATCCGCAGTGGGGCAATCATCAGCGGGCCGCACCCATGCCGGTCGGCATTCTGCGCCCATGACCGGTCGACGGGCTTCTGCGCCATGATGATCGGCTCGAACGCGGGCTTTAGGGCAGTGTGCGTGTCCTCCCACCGCTTCCCCACCTCACCGAGGACCAGTGTGCCGCCATCCTGCTTCGTGGCCTGACGGATACCGCCGGAGGATGCGGGAAGCCCCCGGGAATAGGCTTCCATGATCTTCCCCATGTCCATGCCTTTGGGCATGCCAGTGCGGTAGATCCATGCGATCTGATCGCGGAGGATGAAGCCACTGTCCTCGACCGCGCAGGCGAGTCGGTGCCATGTGCGTGTCCCGCCGAAAGCCAGGCACCACCCGCCGGGCTTCAGCACGCGCAGGCACTCGGCCCACATTTCCGTGGAGAATGCGATACCGGTACTGTCCCAGTCCTTGTAGCTGAACCCAATCTCGTAGGGCGGGTCGGTGACGACCGCTGTCACCGAGCAGTCCGGGAGAGTGCGGAGCGCGTCCACACAATCCCCGTGGTGCAGAGTGACGAGGTCGTCCTCGTAGTGGATGGTCATCAAAACCTCCAGGTCTGATACGTGGTGTGGCGTGGGTGTCCAGTGAGCCACCGGGCCAGGCAGGCGACAGGACGACGCCACGAACGCGGGCGGCGGACAGGTTGCGGGCGGAACATGGGGCGGGTCATGCTGTCACCTCCGTGCCGGTATGAGCGGCCCGGGCCTGGAGTTTCCGACGCCGTCGGCGCACCGCATCAAACGACCGGTGCAAGGCCAGGGCAGTGTCACAGTCGGTGATGCTGCGGTCCATGACCATGGCATCCTCCTCGGGCCACCAGGGTTGCCCGTTGCGGACCGCGTGGGGGACGGTGATCTGCTGGTTGTGGCGGAATCGTTCGGGTCTCATCGGTGGGCCGCCGATCCGAGTGTGGCGAGGTATGCGACCCCGGTTGCTGCGAGGGTGAGGAGGAGTCCGGGGAGGCCTGCGGCTTGGTGGATGGTGGTGAGGAGGATGGTGGTGATGGCGAGTGCGAGGAGGGTGGTGATGGTGGCGAGGAATGCGGATCCTGCTGGTGAGAATGCGGGTTGTTGGGTTGTGCTCGTGGTGTGCATGGGAGTGTCCTGGGGTTGTTGTTGACGCTGGCAGGCGTTCATGGGTGTGGGTCTTTCTGGGGTGGTGGGTGGTGGTGGGGGCCGGTGTGCCTCGCGGCTAGCGGCGGGGTTCTGGTTGTTGTCCGTCGTGTGCGTTGTGGGTTTTCCAGGTGGTGTGCATGGGGTGGCTTTCTGTGCTTGGGGGTTCCGGCTGCGGTTGCTGCCGTGGTGTCGATGTTAGCACAGTCCGCACACATTGCAAACACTAGTTGGGAAATAAGCGGCTACCAGCGACTAAACAGAGTCAGATGCCCTCCCGAGGAACCACCTGCCAGCCTCGAGCAGCTGCTCCGAAGTGACACCCTCAACCGAAACGGACTCCTTCTCCGCCCACGGCCACACTGCGATCGTGCTCACCCGGTCCACCACCCCTGCGCCGATGTGCAGGCAGGCGGAACCAACCGCATCTGGGTCTCGGGAACCGAGCGCGGGAGCCTGCGACACTCGACGCTCATGAGGCCACTGGTTCAGCAGCCACGCCAAGCACCGACCTGCTTCACTGTCGAGGTCCTGCGACAGGCGCACACAGTCCTCCAGGGTCGGTTCCGGGCGAAGCAAGGGGATGGTCGCAGGGTCCGCGAGCGCTTCCACGAGTGACAGCACAGTCTCTTCCCTGCTCTTCGACGATGATGTGCCGGCGCACTGCGGGATGTTCTCATGGGTGATGACCCGTGGGTCATGGTCTGCGATGAGCTCGGCCGCCGCGTGCGGGTCAGTGTTGGCAAGCTGCGCCGCTTCGTCGATGATCTTCTGGGCGTCTTGCGCGAAGCAGCCGTGCCTGCGCCAGAGTGCGGAGATGTGCCCGACGGTGATTGCGCCGGGCTGGTCGAAGAGGCTTGGCGTGGTCATGAAGTCTCCTAGTAGATGTCGAGCAGCCCACAGGTGAGTACGGCGAGAGCGGCGGGGATCCAGATGTAGAACGGGCGACTGTAGGGCCGGGGGTTCTGTATTCTGCCGGTCTTGTCGGTGAGGAACATGCACCACATGGTGGCGAGCATTCCACCCCACCAGACGGTCGCAACCGTGCCGCCGACGACGGCGATGGTGCTCATTGTGCTCACGGGTTCTCCCAATCGGCGTCGGGAGCCCCGCGGAGCTCATCCAGTGCCTCATCGGTGGCATCGGGGTACACGTCCCGGATCCACGCGTTGGGCTCACACAGGAGGGGCAGGAGCGCCCATGCGGGCAGTCGTGTGCCCTTGATGACGGGCACTCCCCCACACTTGCCGGGGGCACGCTCAAACGCGCTCATGCGGTCACCTCCGGGCCGCGGGTGGCGAGTACTTTGTGTTCGGTGATGGTCTGCGTGAGGCGGAGGGATGCGTGAGGGTGGGCTTCGCGCCAGAACGCGAGCTCCTTCCAGCCGGCGTCCTCGTGGTAGTGGGTGTGGCCCATGGGGGCCCACCCGGCCTTCTGGTTGAAGTGCGCGGCCTCGTTGTTGCCCGCGTCCCACTCCTCAACGTTGAAGGTCACGAGCTTGCCGATGGTGGTCATGCCGGCACCTCTTCCCAGAGGGGCAGGCCCTCGGTGACGGAGTGCCTGCCCAAACGCTCACCAATCAACGCGAGGTAGTCCGGGTCCTGCTCAACGCCGATAGCGTCGAATCCATTGTCTCGTGCGGCTTGCAGGGTGGTGCCGGTCCCCGCGAACGGGTCCAGGGTGGTGCCGCCCTCCGGGGTGATGAGAGTGACCAACCATTCCATGAGCGCCAGGGGCTTCACCGTGGGGTGCGCGATCTTCGTCCCGTCCTCCCGGACGATCACGGGACGTTCCTTCTTCGGTGCTTTCGCCTGGTACTTGAATACGGGGAAGAACCGGGACGCGCCGCCCGCGTCGCCATGCCCGTTACTCATAGCCTCCGGGTGCTTAAAGGCCCCCGCCATTGACCCACTGTGCCGTGGTTTAGTGCGAGTGACACTCCCAATGTCCGGGCTTTTACTCCATCCGCTCTGTTCGTCCATCTCCTTGGCGGCGTGCTCATCCAGCAACACATTCGCCGGGAAACGGCCGGAGTCGCCACCCACCCTGCAGGCGTCGATGTTCAGCCCACCAACACCATGCGCCAGAACATTCGCCGCCACCGTCCCATCCAACGGCTTCCGCGCCAGGATGATCGGCTCAATAGCGGGCTTCAAGGCAGTGCCCCAGCCATCCCACTGGCGGGCGGCGTCCGTCGCGGGGGCGAACTGCTTGCGCTCATACGTCCGCGTCTCCCCCATAATCCCGTTGTTCTTCCCGGTCAGCGTGTACGCCTCACCATCGCCGTCCTGTTCCGTCTTGCGCAGGCTTCGGGAATTGCTCTTGCCCGTGGTGAGGGTGGACTCGATCGCCTTGGGCACGTCCATAGACTTCGGGAACCCGGACCCGTACACCCACCCGAGCGTGTCACGAATCTCGAACCCGGCGAGGCGGATAGACAGGCCCATGAGGTCCTGCGTCCGCGCCCCGGCGAACACGGCCATGTGCCCGCCGGGCTTCAGCACGCGCAGGCACTCGGCCCACACGGCGGGCGGCGGGACGAATGAGTCCCAGTCCTTGCCCATGAACCCACCCCGCTTAGCGGGCACGGCTTCGGTGTCTCCGGTCACCCACGCGGCCAGAACATCGGCAACCTGCGCGGGCTTCGTGTTCGACAGGCCATACGGAGGATCGGTGACGACGCTATCAACGCTGTTGTCTGGAAGGTCACGGAGGACGGTCAGGCAATCGCCGTGACGGAGATCCACCGAGCCGGTTGGTGCCGGCTTGGGAATGGGGAATGCCAGGGTGATTTGGTCGCTCATGCTGCTCCCCAGTCGTCGTCGGGTGTGTCGAGGTATTCGTGTCTGGTGGTTTGTCGGAGTTGGACGATGCCACCGCGGGTGCGTGCCTCTACCCCGGGTGGGAATGCGGATCGTCCGGTGTTGACGCGCCAGGCGTAGTTGCGTGCGGCGGATGGGGTGCGTTGGGCGGGGTCGTCGTGCCATTCACCGTCCTTGAGGGCGGCGAGAATGTTGGCGCGGTGTTGCTGGTGTGGGGTGAGTCTGGTCATGGTTTCCTTCGGGGTCGCTGGCAGGCGGGGCGTGGGATCAGAAGGGTGGCTCCTGGGCGCCGTCGAAGCCTCCCTGGGGTGCCTGGTTCCACGCGTCCTGGGCCGGCTGGCCGTAGCCGCCCTGCGCGTTGGTGCCAGACGGGCCCGCCTGCTGGTAGCCCTGCTGCCCACCACTCCCCTGCTTCGGCGGGAGGATCACCGGGCCAATGTTCTCCACGGTGATCTCCATCTGGGATCGCTTGTTGCCCTCCTTGTCCTCCCAGTTGCGCTGGGCGACAGTGCCCTCAATCAGCACCAACTGCCCCTTATGCAGGGTGTTCGCCACAGCCTCAGCCTTCGCACGCCAGATGTTGCACGGCCAGAAACTGGGGTCACCGTCACCCCACTGGTTGGTGGTCTTGTCGAACACGCGGGGCTGGGTGCACACCCGAAAGTTCGCCACCGCAACCCCCGCCGGCGTGTACCGGAGTTCGGGGTCGGCGACGAGTCGGCCTGTGATGTGAATGGGGGTTGTGCCTTGTGCCACGGTTACTGCTCCTTGTTGGTGGGGGTGATGCGGTTGGTGAGACGCTGGACCTGCTGGTCGCCGAGGGCGCGAAGGTGCTTGCCGGGGTCAATGCCCAGTTCAACGCAGATGAGGTTGGCCCGTGCCCGCCCGTAGCGGGGCAGTGCGGCGATGAACTGGGCGACGGTGATGCCACCGGTGGTTTTGTCCGACCGATTGGCGAGCACCTGGGCGGGGTCGACGGTGCCGGCCTTAAGATCACGTTTGACCTGTGCTCGGGCGGTGCGGGTGGCGTGCGCTGCGGCGAGAGCCGCCTCACGCTGTTCTGGTGTCATGGTTGGCAGTGCCATGGTTCTCCTCGAGGTGTTGGTGGGTTTGGTGGCCGCGGGTGTCATATCCAGTCAGCACGGTTGCTTGTGGCCCGTGGCCTTGTGGCGGGGCCGGGGGTTGAACCCGGCGGCCGGGGTGTTGGAGCTGTGATCGGTTGATGACAGTGCCCGGCGTGTTCCGTTCCCGCCCGTGTGCGGCCCGTGCCCCTTCCCCAGGGCGCGGACGGTTTTCCTTAGGGTGTGAGTCGTCGGATGATGGCGACGAGTGCGGCCATGTCGGATGGGTTCAGGTCTGCGAATGGGGCTTCTGCCACGTCGAGGATGACGTTCGCGGCGTCGAGGATGGCTGCCCGATAGCCGGTGTCGTAGTCGCTCATGCTGCACTGTCCTCCGTGTAGGGTTCCCCGGTTTCCATGTCGATGCCGTCCGCGTGAACCCACTCGCCCTGCCGGTAGGACCATGCGAGGTTGTACAGGTCGAGGATGGGGGTGGGGTCTTCGGCGGGGCCGGGGATCGGGTGCGCGGGGCACAGTGGGTTGGGGATCCTGCGGCCGGGGATGTCGAGCCCGGGGTCTGGGAGTGTTTCGCACTGGCAGGTGCAGGGGATGGTTTGCACGGTTTCTCCTCGTGTGGGTGGTGGGGTGGCAGCCCCTTGGAATACGACCATAGTAGCACACAATGCGACCGTTGCAAACCTCCTCGGGTAAATGCTGGTCACACCGCACAACCATGACCCCCGCCCACTACGCGGCACCCTCAGCAGTGCCCATAGCAGCCCGCTCAGCATCCAACCTTGCCGCCTTCTCCGCAGCAGCCTCAGCCTCCCTCCGGCGCCGCAGTTCGGCGCGCAGGTTCTCCCACGCTTTCCGTCCGACGGCGTGCTTGCCCATGGCCTCCTCAATCGCCACTGGCTGTCCGTCTGACGGACTTTCGGGGGCTGTCCCCACTGGGAGTTCACCTCGGGCTTCTCGTGCCCGCAAATTGGCGTTTCTGAAGGTTTCAAGCTCAGCCGACCGACGAGGATCAGACTGCCACCCGTCGATGACCTGCCCGGCGGAGACGATGATGTCGTGCGGGGTGGGCGGCTCCGAGTGGGACACTGCCCACACGGTGACGGCTTCTCGCCACACTGCGGCGGGGTAGGTGCGGCGACTGCGGGCCAGGGCGGTCGCCCACGCCTGGGTGATGGCGGGGTCGGGTTTCCGGGCGTTGGGGTACATGCCGCGCATGTCGGCGAGGATGGTGGCGGCAATGTCGGTCCAGGTGAGCTGGCTCATGATGCGATGCTCCTGTCGGTGATGTCGACGATCTCAGCGTCGACGTAGGTGGCGGTTTCGGTCGGGGTGTTGCCCCATGGGAGGCCGAAGTAGTCGGCGGCTTCGGGGCTGGCGCCCCAGTCGGCGATGGTTTCCCGCTGTTGGGGTTGCTGGCGACTGGGGTTGACGCGATGGTCGGTCTCGGTGACGGTTTCCCACCGGCGGTCTTTGAGCCACCGGTGGGCGTCGGGGCAGAAGTCGACGGAGGACACGCCGGGGTTGGTGGCGTACGCCTCGGTGAGCGCGAGTAGCCGGTCCGGGTCGATGAGCTTCATGGCGCGTTGCCATTCGGCGTGCGCGGATTTTTTCGACCCGTTCTTGTGCTTGGGGTAGGCGGACCACCATGCGTTGAATGCCGGCGGGTAGGTCGTCCGCTTCGGCTTCGGCTGCGTCGCGTCGCTCGCCGGAACCGGAGGTTCGGGCAATGGTTTTTCTACCTGTTCCCCTGTTCCCCTGTTCCCCTGTTCCTCTGTTCCAGGCGCGGGGGTCTCGCGAGAGTGTCGCGAGTGTGTCGCGAATTCTGCGTTTTCGCTGGTGGGGAGGGGGTATCGGGGCTTGTTGGGCTTGTCGATGCGTTGGTGCTGTCCCCAGGTGGTGACGGCGATGTAGTGGCGGTTTTCGACGGCGTAGCGAGTGATGAGGCCACTGTCTGTAAGGCGTCGGAGGCCTTCTGAAATCCTCGCGAGGGTGTCGCGAGGGTGTCGCGAGAGGTCGTCGGCGAAGAGGTCTGCGGCGATGAGTGCTTCCCTGTCGAGGCCGACCCCGTTGTCGTCTACGTAGGACCACAGGCCGATGAAGAGGAGTCGGTCTGGGATGGGGAGGGCGGCGATGTCTTCGGATCGCCAGAATTCGGGTTTGATGCTGCGGATGCGCACGCGGGGTCCGTTCGTGGTTGTGCCCCCGGTGTGGGCCGGGGGCTGGTGGTTAGGCTGCTTGGGTGTTGGTGGTGGGTTGCCAGAGTCGTTGGGTGCCGGCGTTGCGTTTGGGGTGACTGCTGTTGTGGACTCGTCCGGTGGCGGTGATGAGTCCGGCACGACGGTGGGCGTTGAAGATTGCGCCCCAGGCGTTGGGGTGCGCGGGTTCCACTCCGTCGGGGATGAGGGTTCGGACGTCGTCGGCGGTGAAGGGATGGCCGCGGTGTTCCAACTCGCGCATGGCGTTCTCGGCTGCCCGGTTCCAGTCGGCGCCAGCGTTGTGCAGGACGCGCTCGAGGGGTTCGAGGTTCGGGAGGCAGGGTTGCTCGGTCATGGTGCGCTCCTAGAACGGCTGCTTGGTGGTGTCGGCGTCTGGCGGTGTGGTCTTGTGTCCGAGGGCTTCGAGCGCCTGGTGCAGGTCAAAGATTGCGGTGCTGGGGTTGTCTGCCCGGATCATGGCTTCTGCCTTGATGATCAGGTCGGCCGCCTTGGTCTTCTGCGCGACGAGGTTCTGCAAGTCACCGTCGTAGCCGTCGAGGTCGCGCTTGTAGCACGCCGCCCACTTCTCAGCTTCGTCTCGCCCACGGCAGGCCTCGGAGAGCTCGTGGTTGGCTTCTGCCAGGCGGTCAGTGATCTTGTCGATGGACCGTTCGGCGGTGGTAGCGAGGTCGCGGATGACGCCGAGGATGCGCATGTCGTCGTGCGCTCGGTAGATGTCTGGCTCGTAGGTCATGGTGTGCTCCTAGGCTGCGGTGGGTGCGGCGTCGTCGACGAGTTCGGCGTCGATGGGCTGGTCCGTTGCTGCGGACAGTTCGTGCTTGCGCTGGTCTTTGGCGGGGATGATCGCGTCACCGCAGTGGTGGTAGGCGTCGCGGTACACCTGCTGCAGGTCTTCGATGGTGTCGGTGGCGGCGATGATGGCCTGCCATTCGGCGATCTTGTCTGGGGCCGGCTGTGCGGTGGCGGGGGTTGCGCCGAGCTGTGCGGCGAGACGATCCGTGGCGGACTGGTGGGAGGGCTCATACGCCTGCGCGGGACGCGGTTCCTGTCGAGGCTCATCGACACGCTCCGCAGTCGCACGGGTGGGCGCGAAGTCCATCACCTCATCGGAGGTGTACGCGATGCCGCCCATCACCTCGTAGCAGGCTTCGCGGACGCACTCAGACACGGCGCGATTCTTGAGCATGAGCTCTTCGTTCTTCTTCCAGTGCCCCTTGCCCCACAGGCCGTGCTTCTCGGCTTTTGCCCTGTCCCACGTGACGACATGCTCGAACTCGGGGTCGTCGTGGCGGATGATGACGCACTTGGCGGTCTGGGTCTCCGGGTCGAAAGTTTCGCGGAGTCGGTGGCCGGCCTGGCGGACACGGGACCGCATGAACTTCGCGGAGAAACTGGGGCGGCCGGAGATGATGGACATCTCGGACATGGTGACGAACAGTGACTCGTTGAGGGAGTGTGCGAGGTCCATGGCGACGAGAATGTCTGCGGGGCGGCGCTGGAACGCCGGGGGGACGATGCCGGCCTGCGCGAGGCTGGCGGCGTAGTCCTTGGCGTCTGCAACATCCTTGGGGACGATGAGCTGGCTTGTCTGGTGAATGGCGATGTCGGTGCTCATGTTGTGCTCCTTCATGGGGTTAGGCTGCGGCCTGGGTGGGGGTGTCGGGGAGGTCATCGATACGGATCGTCTTCTGCGCTGGCCGGAACGAGATCGTCCCGGTCTTGGACTCCTGACGGGTGCCGATCTTCTGGCCCGCGCACACGGCTGTCTTCGCATTGCCCATGGCTTCGAGGATCCGCGCCTTCGCGGTGTCTTCTCTTGCCTTAGCGGCCTTCGACTCCTCCTTGGCGACCGCGTATTCTCTGGCAATCTCGGGTGAGATTTCCCAGACAAGGTCGGGTCGGATGTCCGGGTGCAGCTTTGCGAACTCCTTGTGCAGTCCGGCTCGTTCGGTGATCGGGGGGCACCCGTCATCGTCGGTGAGGGATTCGTAGAATTCACGGCAAGCGTCCTCGATCCGCTGGGCGAGGTGGGCGTTGTAGTCGACGTAGAACCAGTCGGTCTGGTCGACGTACGGGCCGTGTTTGACCACATAGGTGCGGGTGACGTGGAGTCCGCCGTCGTGGTGGGTCATGTGCATGGCCCAGAGCATCTGGGTTGCGTAGTGGAGCGGCACTTCTCCGGATTCGGGCTTGCCCCATTGCCCGTCGTCATGCGCGATACTCTTGGCGTCGATGAATACGGTGTGATCGTCCTCGAGTGCGACGGCGTCAGGGTTGGCGGCCGCCCACGGGAGATCTGGGCGCGTGAAGGTGGTCTCCCCGGCGGTCATGGTGAGGTCAGGTCGAAGCTCGGTGAAGAACCAGGCGAGGATCGACGCCTCCTGGTTATGGCCGCGGCGCATGGCCGGGGTGGATTCCTGCTCAGGCAGTTCTCCGCGCATTCGGTGCCAGAGTTCCGCGCCAGTGACGTACGGCGAGATGGACTTCCCGTCCTTTCCGACGAGAATGGACGCGACCTTGCTGGCGGTTATCAGCTTCTTGTGCTGCTCGCTACCTGGGGTGATGTGGTATGGTTTTTCCGGCATGGCTTCCTTGGGGTTGCTATGTGTGGGTGAGACCGTTTGCTCCGCCGCTTATGGGACTGGCAGGTCCTGGCGTTGAGTGGGCGGTCTCCTTTTATGCGGCGGTGCGGAGTGACCGGTCGTAGTCGCGGCGCTGCTCGTCGACGAACGCGGTGATGGCGGTTTCGGGGATGCGCCATTCACCACGGCCGTTCTTGGCTGCGCGGGGGCCGCGGAATTTGTAGGCGCCTTCGAATGCGCCGGCTTCGGCGTAGGCGCGGACGGTGTGGGGGTGCATGGAGAGGAGTTTTGCGACCTGGCTGGTTTTGAGCAGTTTCTCGGGCATGGTCCTGGTCCTTTCAGGGGTGGCAGGTTTGGTGTGGGGTGTCACCGTTGGTGACGTCAACAACCGTACCACGGTAGTTACATCTCGTGCAACCATTGCACACATATGGTGTTCTGAGGTGCGGGTTTGTAGGGTGCGCCGATCTGTTCTCGTGGTCGCATTCACCAGATCGGGAACTGTTTGCTAGGTTTGCTCACATGGCTAACGTCTCGTCTGATTTCGACCTCGCCCGTGCTAAGCGTGTCGGCGCGCTCATCCGCCGCTACCGTGAAGCCGCTGGTCTCACCCAAGAGGAGCTGATGAAGCGGCTTGGGATGAACTCGGACAACAGGGCGTGGATCCGCGAGATTGAGCGGGGGAAGCGGTACCGTAACGACCTCGCCCCGATCCTTAAACCGGCGCAGTATGCGGAGATTGCTGTGATCCTCGGTGTTGACGCGTCAGAGTTGCTGACCGCGGCCCGGATCGACCCATCTGAGTGGCCGGAGATGTCCGGCATCGAGGGCGCGTATGCGCCGACGATCGATGCGGGTGGTCTGACGGAGCGGCAGATCCGGGTGATTGAGGAGCTGACGGCGACGCTGCGCGATGCAAACACGAAGGCGGCCGGCGAGTAGTCGCTTCCGATACGAGAAAGCCCCCGGCCGTGTGGTCGGGGGCTTTGTCGTGGGCGGGGGTAGTGCGGTTCCTGTCGGAATCGTGCCCTGCCCGGGATGCCAGGCCGCGTTGGCGGTAGTTCTGGCGGTACCAGGCCAACCGCGCTATCCTCCGGGGAGGATGTTGTAGCAGGCCAGCTAGTGGAGGGAATGACGGGAATCGAACCCGCGTCTTCAGCTTGGAAGGCTGAGGTATTAGCCACTATACGACATTCCCCTGCGGCGCCCCGCTGTGCGGGAATCCGCCAATGACAATACACCAACACCACCCCGTCACCGCAACTCCGCAGGACAGGGCGGGTGACGGTCACAGTCCCCGGAAACCGGAAGGGCGGGGAATGTTGCGCAGGTTCGACCTGGCGAGTTCCAGCATCTTGCCGACTCCACCTTCGAGCACCGTCTTCGTCGCCGCCCTGGTGAAACCGGCGACCTGCTCCAGGGAGATCTCCGGCGGGATGGACAGGGCATTCGGATCGGTGACCACGTCGACGAGTACCGGACCGTCGTAGGCGAGGGCCTCGGTGAGCACCCTCCTGATGTCCCTGGGATCCTCGATGCGGTAGGACCTGATACCGCAGGCCTCGGCGATGGCGGCGTAGTCGACCTTCTCGTGGTCCGTACCGAAGTCCGGGAGCCCCTCGACGAGCATCTCCAGCTTCACCATGCCCAGGGTCGAGTTGTTGTACACGATCGCCTTGAGGGGCAGCTCGTGCAGTTTCACCGTCAGCAGTTCGCCCAGGAGCATCCCGAGGCCGCCGTCGCCGCACATGGCGATGACCTGACGTTTCCCGTCGGTCCCGGCGGACGCCCCGATGGCCTGTGGCAGGGCGTTGGCCATCGTTCCGTGCCGGAAGGACGCCAGCAGTCTCCTCCTGCCGTTCGGGCTGATGTAGCGGGCATTCCACACATTGCACATGCCCGTGTCCGCAGTGAACACGGCGTCCTCGTCAGCGAGCTCGTCGAGGATGTAGGTGAGGTACTCGGGGTGGATCGGAGTGTGGTGCTCGATGTTCTTCGTGTACGCGGCCACCACGTGCTCCAGGTTGGACGCCTGCTTCTTCAGCATTCTCTCGAGGAAGGAGGAGTCGGTCTTCTCCGTGATGAGCGGGAGCAGGTCGCGAATCGTCGCGGCGACATCGCCGGTGACCGGGTACTTCACTGCGGTACGTCGTCCGATGTTCCCGCCCTTGATGTCCACCTGGGCGGTCTCCGTGTGCCGTGGGAGGAACTCGGAGTACGGGAAGTCGGTGCCCAGCAGGATGAGCAGGTCGGCGTCCTCGAAGGCGTCCGAGCACGCGCCGTAGCCCAGCAGGCCCGACATGCCGACGTCGTAGGGGTTGTCGTAGTGCAGGAACTCCTTGCCACCGTAGGCGTGGCCCACCGGCGCCTTCACCTTCTCAGCGAGGGCGAACACCTCCTCACGCGCCCCCGCACAGCCCGCACCACCGAAGATGGTGACTTTCCCGGCGCGGTTCACGGCGTCCGCCAGAGCCCTGAGCTCGGAGGCCGCAGGGTGGATGACCGGCTTCTCCGCTGCGATCTCGGAGTCCAGCTGGGGAGAGTCCACGGCAGGGTCGGAGGCGATGTCCCCGGGGATGACGAGCACGGACACACCGTTGCCCGCCATCGTGGACTGGATGGCGTGGTGGAGGATCGTCGCACCCTGGGCTGCGGAGTTCACCATCTCGCAGTAGCCGGAGCACTCGCGGAACAGTGCCTCGGGGTGGGTCTCCTGGAAGTAGTGGGATCCGATGAACTGCGAGGGAATGTGACTCGCCAGTGCCAGAACCTTCGCCCCGTTGCGGTGGGAGTCGTAGAGCCCCTGGACGAGGTGGGTGTTTCCCGGGCCGCAGGAGCCGGCACACACCGACAGACGCCCGGTGACGAGAGACTCGGCGCCGGCGGCGAAGGCCGCCGCCTCCTCATTGCGGACGTGGAACCATTCGATACTGCTGCGTTTGACGGCGTCGACGATGGGGTTGAGGCTGTCACCGACGAGACCGAAGATGCGGCGGACACCCTGAGCCTCCAGTGCGTCGACGAGTTGTTCTGCGTAGGTACGTGCCATGGGCCCGACCCTAGCCGCGTTGAGGTCGGACCGCATCCGTACCCCGGGAACAGCAGGCAAAACGCAGTCAGAAGGACGCCACCGACGCCTCAACGGCTGCCCGACGGCTCCTCAGCGGCACCGGAACAGGGGGTGGCCGTGCCGGCAGGCGGTACGATCAGGAATCATGCGACCGACGATCATCGACGCGGACACCGGACATGACCTGTGGACCGCCCAGCAGTGCGCCGAGTTCTCGGGGACGGCCCGGGGTACCTTCACCAGTTACGCGACACGCGGCCGTGCTCCGGAACCGGTGGCGAAACTGCACGGACTGACACTGTGGGACTCCACCGAGGTCACCGAATGGGCTGCCGGGCGCAGGAAGCGCAACCGGGACAGCTGA